ATGTTATTTACGGATGAAATTCTTGAAAAAATCTTAACAAGAGAAGATGTGTCAAAGGTTCCGCTTGTGTATCAGTCAGCGATGATTCACGCAATCAAGGAAGTATTGGAGGAAGAGAATGTATCAGATGCAAAATCAGAATATGGCATTTAACCCAAACCCAAGCTATGCCGCATATCAGTACAACCCAATGCAGAGGTTTCAACAGCCAGAGCCACAGATTCCGCAGATGCAACCGCAGTTTCTTGGAATCCAAGGAAAAGTAGTACAGTCGGAATCGGCAATTATGGCAAATGATGTGCCTATGGATGGAAGCGTTGCGTTTTTCCCAATGCAGGACATGAGCGCAATCGTAGCAAAACAATGGGATGCCAACGGAACAATCAGAAAGACCGTTTACAAGCCTTTTAATGAGCAGATGGCAGATTCTTCAAGCGATGATAAAAGAATTGAAATAGGGCTATCTGATGATGCGACAAAGGCTATTACTGACAAGTTGGATTGCTTGTTTGGAAAGATGGAAGAGTTGGAAGATAAGTTATCTTCACAAACGCAAAGAAAATCTTCACGAACACAAAAGGAGAGTGAGTCTTAATGAATCCTATGCAGATGTTACAGGGAATGAGAAACCCACAGCAGTTTTTACAACAAATGATGGGGAATAACAACGTAATGAGCAACCCTATGGCTAGAAATGCTATGCAGATGGCACAGAAGGGAGATTCCAAAGGCATTGAGCAGATGGCTAGGAATTTGTGCAAAGAAAAGGGAATTGACGCAGATAAGGCTTTTGAGTCGTTTAAAAGCCAATTAGGAATGTGATACTAATTCTTGCAAGATTATGTATATAAAAATGAATTATGGAGGTAAATTCTATGTTTAACACAGGTAATTGTGCATCCGTTCCGCTTGTCGCTAACATTGACGGAAACGGAAATAACAACGGGTGGGGCGCAGAAGGCTCATGGTTATGGTTCATTATCGTTATCTTTGCCATCTTCGGATGGGGTGGATTCGGTAACGGATTCGGAGGAAACGGAATGAATGGTGGTGTCGGAAGCGAAATCCAGCGCGGATTTGATAATCAGGCGGTTGTGTCAAAACTTGATGGCATTACAAACGGACTTTGTGACGGATTCTATGCAGTGCAAACCGGCATGAATGGCATCAACACAAACATTTTGCAGACCGGATTCGGCATTCAGCAGGCTATCAACGCTGATACAGTCGCTAACATGCAGAACACCAATGCATTACAGTCACAGCTTGCTAACTGCTGCTGTGAAACAAGAGAAGCTATCCAAGGTGTAAACTACAACATGGCAACTAACACTTGCGCATTGCAGAACACCATGAACAGCAACACGAGAGACATTATCGACAGTCAGAATGCAGGAACACGCGCTATTCTTGATTATCTCTGCAATGAAAAAATTTCTTCCTTACAGGCAGAAAATAATGATCTTCGCAGAGCAGCTTCACAGGATCGTCAGAGCGCATTACTTACAACTCAGATGGCGGCTCAGACACAGCAGATTATCAATGCGGTAAATCCGTCTGCTATTCCGGCATATGTTGTACCTAACCCAAATGCTTATGCATATGGATGCGGATGCAACACCGGTTGTGGCTGCTAAAACTGAATAATTGAGTATCTTAATTGAGTTTAACTCGATCATGTCTGCTATGCAGTATTACTTATAATCAAAGGGCAGACTGTAATGTTTGCCCTTATTTTTATGGAAGAGAGGTAAAAATAATGGAAGTAACAGGAATTGCATTACAAACCGTTGCTGCTGGAGAAGATGTGGCATTTACAGAAACAGCAGTAAACGGAACAAAATGTATCGTACACAGACAGGGAAGCGGAATTATCAAGTTAAGAGGTATCACAAATCAGTGCAAAGCTAGATTTTTGGTATCGTATTCCGGCAACATTCAGATTCCGACAGGCGGTACAGTTGGAGAGATTTCGCTTGCAATCGCGGTTGATGGAGAGCCTTTGCAGTCAACAAAGATGATCGTAACGCCAGCCGCAGTTGAGAATTTCTTTAATGTATCAGCACAGGCATACGTTGATGTGCCTTGCGGTTGTTGCAGTACCGTAGCCGTGCAGAATACGTCCACGCAGGCTATCGAGGTTCAGAACAGTAATTTGATTGCAGTAAGGGAGGCTTGATATTATGCATAAGTTTGCGAAACAGATTATGGATTGCGTGAAAGCCCACGTTGACGGTATTGGAATTGAAAATTTTGAGGGACAAAACCTTGATGATCTCAAGGATTGGACGGAGATTGCAAAGAACATCGTGTGCTTTGACAAGGACTATAACATTGTTGAAGCCATGAAAAAGTCTGAAAACGAAGAAATCATGCGCATGGTGGAAGAATTTGGGGATTATCCGGTAAGAAGATACTATAATGAGTACCGGTACTCAAACGGAAGATTCGCACCGAAAGGACGTGGAACACGCAGAGGATATGTAGAACCTCCATATTATCATCAGATGCCGGAAGATTACCGGGAATGGGAAAATATGTCGGATGCAGAGCGAATGAGAGACCTTGACAGAATGAGTATGGGAAAGATGTATTATTCAGAGCCTATGAGCGGAAATAACGGCATGAGTACCGGTACTCACGATGCAAGAGAGGGCAGAGCCGGTATGAGCCGGAGAAGCTACATGGAGACAAAGGAAATGCATAACGGAAATTCACCGGAAGATAAGGACGCAAAGATGAAAGAACTCGAAAAGTACATGAAATCTCTTTCTGAAGATGTGACCGAACTGTTTTCCGGTATGTCCCCAGAAGAGAAACAGTTGACCAAGACAAAGCTGACTACGCTTGTCACGAAAATGTAATAGAGAGGGCATTTTGCCCTCTTTGTTTGCGAGGTGGTAAATTGTTCACGATAAACAATGAAATGTGGAATTTGGTCAAAGTATCGCGTTACAGCGATATGCTACAGAGAAGTGACGGAAGTAGAACGGTAGGCATGACCGACAGGGACACGAAAACGATATATCTTGCGGATGATCTACGCGGAAGGTTCCTTGACCGTGTGTTGTGCCACGAATTATGTCATGCATTCTGCCTTTCATATAACGTATACATGGATATTGATACAGAGGAAATTGTAGCAGATTTCTTGGCTACATATGGAAGAGAAGTATTTGAAATAGCAGACAGACTATTGATTGAACTTATGGAGGTTGTTGCATAATGGATAAAATTTCAGAACTCTTACAGTACGTGCACCGGACGAATCCGGAAATGACTAGGGAAAAGCTGATAGAAGAGTTAAGTAAAAGTGACTATGCGGCGCGGTCTTTGATTTTCACGAAAGAAAATTTTTCCCGCGCCCCAAAAAATATTTCGTAATTTTTTTGTACCCCCCTGGGGTAGCGTTTTAGGGTCGAGATTCCATTTTCACGGATTTCCAAAAACGTGTAACAAACGTGCAATTATCTTCGACATTCCGCAAATAACACAAATACACCATATATTATGCTATATATAGATAATTCATTGATGATATTTGATGTTATAGCCGATCACAGGCAAACGCCAGAAGACGCTTGCCCGGCTATAGTTATAGTCTAGCATAGACCGCATTTTACCACTTGTCAAGATAGTTTTTCCCATCGTACCGGCTGTAAGTGTGTGTTATGCTTTCCAACTTTTGCGTGATCTGCAACCAATCACCGCCACGCTGGGCTGTTATTTTGATTTTTGCAGATTCCACCCATTCCACGCCTTCAAATTTCGAGTATCCGCACATTTTGCCGGATATTGCCAGATAACCAAGGGCAGACACCCGGCGCATGATTTCCCTTTTCCCGATATACTCATATTTTCCCATCTTTCCTACCTCCAGACGTTCCGCGCTCACTCATGCATATATCCCTACATCCGTCACGCGATAATTGGTTTATAATTAACCATGCTTGCATATCCCCATACGCCACCCGGTGCAGAGCTTGCCCGTTAAAATCCGCTTTAATATCGTAGGTCATACACTTATACCTCCTTATATTGTGTTTATTTGTCAATTTGCGCATGGAAACCGATTTCCATGTAGTCCGCGCTCCCGGAATCGAACCGGAACGGATGCACCAAGCACGCGAAAAAGGCGGAATGGTACCGCCTTAAATTACAACAAAATCCCCTTGAAATCCTGTTGTTACGATCATTTTTCCGTCAGATCTGCGGTACACAACGCCGCATCCGTCCACAAAAGTTGACCACACGAGCCATCCGGGCGGTGTGAGGTTTTCACCGGTTTTATAATCCCGGAATGAGTAACGCGGAATAATGCCGCTTTTTTCTTGATCTAGCGCGTTGTTAATTGCTTGCGATTCTGTTACGATCTGCACACCTTTTCCCGTGTGCAAAATATATCTTTCTTCCATTTCTTATACCTCTTTCCTTTTATTTGCTCATTTTTGAGTAATGGCAAGCCGGGGAATCGAACCCCGGAAGCGCCAACCTTGCTAATTAATTATTTTGCTTTTGCAGCGTGTTTTGTAAGCTCTCTGTAAAGCAGATTACATGCTGTCGCTTCTGCCTTATCCTCTGTATATCTGCCTTTTTCCTCTTCTGTCTCGTCTAAAATATCAGCAAGCCAATCAACGGCAGAGCCAAGAAAAATATCATCAGAAATAGGGAAAGCTGTAGGAAGTCCTGCCATCCAGTCGCAAAACAAAGAATATTTACTAATTCTTCCGGCTCTATACTGACAATCATATTTAATTTTCTCGTTCTCAAAAGCCGTTAAAATGTCTTTGCATATGTCGTTGTAGTCTGTCTTTGCTTCCTTGTTGTCATATGTGTAATATTCCTCTGCTGCTTCGTAACTCTCCATGATTGCGTTTTTAATTGCTTCCATTGTTTCTTTGCTGTTTGTTCTTCTCATTTCTTTTTACCTGTGCTATAATATAGCTACCTTTCTTTTTTGATTGGTGGCGGTTCGTTCTTGGTAGGAGTGACCGCCTTTTTTGTTTTCTGTGCTTCATTTGATGCTTGTATCATATCACTAAATTTAGTGACAGTCAATAGTAAATATCACTTTTTTTAGAAATATTTTTCTTGACTTTTCCAGATAGGAAAAGTATGATTGATTTAAGAAAATCTATATAGAAAGGAAGGTACGCAATGCTAAAATACAGATTTGATGTAGGGGACGCGTTGGAGCGCATCGGCTTTAACTCCTACATGGCTAAAACAAGCGGATTGTTAAGTCAAGAAACGCTCAAAAAAATAAAACGTGAGGACACAAATATAAATGCAAAGAGTATTAATAATCTTTGTCTGCTTTTGGATATGCAGCCGAAAGACATCTTTATATATGTAGAGAGTCCGGAAGATTTGGAACTGAAAAAGAAATTGCAAAAAAAATAAAATATCACTTGTAAAAGTGATATATGTGTGCTATAGTATAGTCAGATCAAGAAAACAGCACAGAGCCGAAAGGAGAACGGAACATGAAAATTGCAGGAATCGGAACAATAAGCAAAGAGAAAGTAATGAGCGTCTTAACCAGAGAGGGAAGAGAAGCAGTAAAGAGTGGAGATATTACACTGGAAGAGCTTGGCGATATGTACAAGCTCGAAATGGTAAAGAGATCATCCAAGATCGGCAGAAACGGCGATACATTCCGGGAATCGTATAAGTGGATTCCAAATGATCTGAAAGAAGAGTTGACACCGGAACAGCTTGGAAAGCTCGTAGATAGCTTTTATGAGTGCTACGGAGCAGGAAAGAACGCATAAGAAAGGAAAGGAAAACGCCATGAAAAAATTTGAAATCGGGAAATATTACGCACCAGCAACATCACCAAGCATTGAACCGCTAAAGTGCATTAAGGTAACTAATTGTTACGTTTGGTTTTATGACGATGAAAAAGAGTGCGAGGTGAAAGCGAAAAAAGAAGTGGGGGTTCACTTTAACGGAAAGGACGTGGAAAAGTTTGAGCAGACTAAGATATACGGATATTTAACAAGAGCCATTGACAACTAAGGCGAATGGGAAAATAGGAGGTTATAAATATGGCGTTTACAAACAAACAAGGAATAAAAATCAGTTTTGAGTGCTCAAAACTGATAGGAGAGTTAAAGGAAGATATTGCAGAATTTGGCGGCGATAAGATCGTAGCGGTTTGGTGCAAAGATAATCCGGGAGTTACGATTTATACAAATTATGATTTTATTGATAAAGATCAGCCAATAACAGAGAATGAACTACAGGATGATGAATACATTCGGAAAATGACAATGAATGCATTGCTAATTCTTCTGGAAAAGCAAAATGAAATATTATAGAAGCAGGGAAGAACGAACAGAACAGGAGAGGAAACAAAATGAAAAGCTACAAAGAGTACGAGAAAAGGTTTATAGGGGCAAGCGATATTGCGGCATTAATACTTGTCGGATGCGACGAAAACGGATTGAAAACAAGCACTCTTGATTTTGGCGAAGACGGAAGTTATATGGCATACGTCGTTGACGAGGACGCGGAGATAGGCGCGCATTATAAAAAAGTCGCTGATTTTAAGCACTGGCTCAAGATTTATGATGACGACGAATTGATATACCGGGTTAATGCACAGGGGATAAATATATATCGCGCCGGAGATTTTGGATGTATCATACAGACGATTGGCAAACATTAAAAGAAATCGAGTGGGAAAGATTAAGAATCTGACCCACTCATTTTCATCACTGAGAATATAATTATTTCAATCCTTGTATCTGGGTAATTGCTCCAGATACCACGCGCAGAACATCCACTGCACGCGACACAAAAACATAAATTAAATGTTTTTCTTTTACTAAAAAGGCTATTGTTTCAATCCGTGGTCGCCGGGATCGCTGGCGGCACCACATCGGCAAGCATCCATGCCGTGTGACATATCTATAGTCTATCATCAGATCGGGCAAAATGCAAGTAAATATTTAACAAGGGGCAGCTTTTCCGGCTGCCTTTTCTTTTTGCCATGTCCAAAAAATAAACAACGTGTCCGGGCATATCTTACAAAATCTCCGAAAAACCGTAAACAAACTATAAAACTTTTCTTAAATTTTTATAAACAAGGCTAGGTTCATTAGGTCTTTGACAAGTTCCAAAATGATAGAATAGTATCAGTTTTTACAAAAAATCGTCTGACAATCGTATGACATAAGGCGACACAATCGTCTGACGTCGCTTTTTCAGAACTATGTTTCTCTTTCTCTCTCTTTTTCTTAATCTTTTAGATTAATAATAATACACTGTATCTAAAGCCTATAGGTTGTAGAGTAAGTGTATATCCGCATATGCGCGCAGTGTAAGTATATAATACCACCGTAAAAAAATAAGTCTTGACTTTAAACCCGAAAATAGTGTATACCAAAAGCAGAGAGATTAAACAGAACGGAGGTGTGAATATATGCAGGATGTAAAGAGTGTAGAGAATGTAGATCTTACAACCCTTATAGTGGATCTAGGTACAGTACAAATATACACATCAACTGTACAAGATTTAATAGACAACGCTTGTATAGAATTTCACATCGAAGATTTACTAAAAGCTGGACAGAGACAATGGAAAGCTGTTATGCAGTATGTTGGTATGCATCTATTCCCTGATACATCGGTATTAAAAGATAAGAGTTTAAAACCTCTTGGTAATGCAACTATACCGACTAACTGCAATAGATACGATAGAGAGGTATTATATAAGCTTTGTGATTATTATATATATATCTCCAATGTGTATAGCAAGTTGGTGAGTACAGTAGCATTCAGCTATTTTTGTAATATACCCACAAACACAATGGATATATGGAGCACAGAAGAACCAAGCTCGTTGGCTTTCAAGATGTGGCAAAAACTGCAGCGATCTCGTAAAGATTGCATACTCGATCGTGCGTACGACTCCAACAGCCCTGTAGGTACTATGTTCGTGGGAAATAACGAATTCGGCATGAATCAGCCCGGCATTGGCGATAATGCCACTCAACGCAAGGCAATCACAGCGCAGGAGCTGCCAAGGCTGGACGAGAAAAAGAGCCAAGAATTGCACGCAATTGATACACAATTCACAGATGCAGCGGCGAATAATATGGTTTGAATTGTGTGTAATTATTCTACAATTCACAAATGCAGTAATACCAATGGTTTTAGCGTTTTAACTATTCGTAAACTATTCGGAAAAGTTAGGTTTTGCGAATAGTTGCAAGGGTATGATATGAATTGTGTTAAAACAATTTGATTTTCACACAATGACAACAAAAAGAAACGGAAAATATTTTAGATTTCCATTTTTGCAGGAAAAGGATGGGGGAGGGGGTCTGACAGAAAGACCACCGGGCGGCTACTAAGTCCCTCAAATACCTCAAAAAATAAAAAGCCACTTACAAAACAACACCCATTGACTTTCACCGTAAATAGGCTATAATAAACTTAAACAATTCACTTTCACGTTGCGAATCGCAACTACATTTCCAAAAAATTTTTAAAAACAAAAAGAGGTAAAGCACTATGAGGACATTGATTGAGTATATCCGTTCATGTCTCTGTAAGCATGATTGGGAACTTTTGTTCAATACAGACATCATGGATGGCGATAAGTTGTTTAATAGCATAAAAGTGTATCGTTGCAGGAAATGTGGGTTAGCAAAGCGATACAAGGCTAGATAGGAGAGCAAATATGTTAGATGCCAATAGTTGTTGTGGCACTTGCGAATACAGCACATATGACAAGGTTAATGGTTATGTTTGCGTGAATGACAAAAGCGATTATGTCGCTGATTTTGTTGAATACAGCCATTCATGCGATTTCTGGGAACAGAAACGGAGAAAACGGAAATGAAGAAAAGAGTATTAGCAATTATCCTTTGTATGACAATCGCGTTAGGTGTTGTTGGATGCAGTTCAAATAACTGCCGTAATAGTGCTGAAGAACACATTCTTGAAACAATAGGTGAAGACACAGAGTATGAGATTTTTTACGATAAGGACACAAAGGTTATGTATTGTAGGGCATACAGGGGCGGAGTTACTCCAATGTATAATGCAGACGGTACATTGAGACTTTACAATGAGGATTCAAACAATGAATGAAACATTGATGAAAACCGAGTATTCCACAGCTTTTGATGAAAAACGCAAAGGTTTGATTGAACAGTCATATTACAAATACGGACCGGCAAGAATGAACTTCTCCACAGGGAATGTTAATGCGGTTGAAAGTTTGAAAATGTGCCTTGCCAAGTTTGAAGAGACCGGGAATCTTGAATATCTGTGTGATGTTGCAAACTATGCTATGTTCCGGTTCATGTTTCCGCAACAGGGCGAATATTTCAAACATACGAATTCTGATGAATCTGCCGGACTTTTCGGTATGAGCGTAAATGAAATGAAACGGTTCAAACAGGAACACGGCTTTGAGGATGGGAGATATTGATATGATTTTAAAGATAATCGCTACGGCAATAGATGCCATTATGATGCTTAGCCTTATGATGCAACAAGTAAAGCAGACAGACAATAAATGCGCAATTGGGTATTTGCTTTCATACGCGATCTTTGCAATGAATATTATGGTCATTTGGAAATGATGGGCTATCGCCAAACGGTAAGGCGCAGGATTTTGGTTCCTGCATTCCGGGTTCAAATCCCGGTAGCCTAATTGGTTGCATGCTGACGTTTCATGTAACCACGTATGTTTTCCATACGTACTTGAACCCTTGGTTGAGTGATTCAAGCATTTGGGTTCCTCCTTTCGCCACTAGGACGATTCTGTTAAGGACGGTGCGAGACCGTCCGGTGGTATTCTATCATGCGTCTATCCCACGGCGCATGATCGTGTAACGCATAGCACGTAAAACATATTGCTAACCGTCTCGTGGAGGTTATGATCGGTTAGTCGAGCGGTAAGACACCACCCTTTCACGGTGGTAACACGAGTTCGAATCTCGTACCGATCACTGTATTGGGATTTAATTCAGTGGTAGAAGACACGGCTTATATCCGGGTTGTCGCGGGTTCGATTCCTGCAATCCCAACGATAGGTCTTGCGTATTCTTTAACAGGAGTATGCGAAGTGGATTATAAAAGAAACGCACAACAAACAGGCTGCGAGTAGGAAGTACAACAAAAGCAGTTCAGACAGGACACTCGAAAATATCCCTATGCGTTTGGTAGCCTTTGAACGAGTGCATCTTGTCAATTTGGCAGTGTTCCCATAACGGTATTGGAACGGCTTGCTAAGCCGCCGGGCGTTTGTTCGCCTTGTAGGTTCGAATCCTGCACACTGCGTTTGCCCTAAATAGGCGTTGATGTGTGGCGGAATGTGTAAACGCTATGGAATGTCTATTGCAAATGCAATACAGAGAAAGTATTTCTCAGGGACATTATGAGGAAGTAAATCTTTTCTGCGAGGTTCAAATCCTCGCCACATCAATTCCTTATCTCCACTTAGTCGGGTGCTACTGCAATAGTTCCGGTCGATGGGAGACTTATGGATGGTAGCGGTATAATTGGTAACAGAAAACCCCTTCCGTGATTAGAAATTGCAGATTTGAAAGCGGTTGGCATGGTTTGGTCTGACAGGGTTCGATTCCCTGTGCCGCTATTTGATGATAAAAACATTGTGGAATATTTATATCAAACAAAAGACACGGAATCTCACGAGGATTCCGATTTTTGCTATGATTGGGGGCGTAAGAATGTGCGATTTATGCAAAGACATAGGAATCGGAATACCGGATTGGGATTTCCTTACTCCGGATAAAAACGGAAAAGTACCGTCCGGTAATAAAATAGAAATTCGGAAAATTGTAGACAAACACGCCCTTGTTTTTACGAATAGTGCAGGCGAGTACGGAGCGGGAGCGTTGACTATTGCATTTTGCCCTATCTGTGGCAGAAAGCTGGTGGAAGAATGAAACCATTAGAAGAAATATTTTTTAGAGCTTGCGTGAATGAACAGAAAAGAAAATTGCGTTCGAGCGACCGTGAATTGAGCATAAGAGCTATTGGAAATATTTTTGAAAGGCTTGGATTTTCGTACAAGCAGTTAATGTATTATGTAAGAAAGTGGTGTGACAAGGGATTTTATGATTACGGAGTAACACTTGACTTGGGATGGTTTGAATTTGACAAACTGACCGGAGAATATAAACAGATTTATGATTCTATGACAAGTACGGACGGATGGAAAGATGGGGAGTTGGCAAATTATATTGTCAGAAATTCTTTTAATCGAAAGAGAATAACACCACTTGATATTCTGTATATGTACGGATTGGTTTGAAAGGCGGTGGAATGATGGTTACGCAGAAAGATGTCCACAATAGTATAGTTGTAAATGCAAGCGTTTGGCAGAAAAGATATTTATCATTACAATGCGGTGGAAGCGTTGAAAAGATAAAGGAAGTCGAACAGGCAATGGCTAATATGATTAACGGCATTAGCAAGGCACTTAAAAATAGTGGAACAGATTATTTGAATAAACTTGATTTGTAAGTGAGGTATTTTATGAAACATCAAAAAGAATGGCACACTTGCGATAGGTGCGGTGCTGAAATAAAATTCAAGCCAAGACAACAGCTACAATATGTGCCGTGTGGTACATATTCAGAACCGGTAGCTAGATTTACAGAAGATGAAATTTCGTGCGAGCTTTACAAAACAAGATTTTGCGGAAAACTTAAGAAAACTTATGAATTATGCCCTAAATGCAGAAAGGATTTTGAGAGGTTTATGAGAAATGACTGTTAATATGGGAACCAAAACCTATGAAATGAGCAGCAAGCAGGCAAAAGCTATTCTTGAAACTGCTAAGAAACTTGCGGATTGCAATATATATGGCATCGAAAAAGGCAATATAGTGATTATGCTGAATGAAAAGTATGAGGACGATATGAGCCTTAAAAAAGCCGTAGAGGAGTATAAAAAGAAAGGGTTCAAGGTGCATTGGAAATGAAGAAAATACCAACATTGTTTGAAGTATTGCCTTAAGGAGCGATAATTGATGGAATTTCAATACAGAAAAATGGTACAGGAGATAGCTGACACGGTATTAGACAATGCCACAATCAACAATATTCCGTTTCGTGAATGGATTGATAATGTGAATAATGCTTATGTAAATAAAAAATGCAATCTGACTTCTTGCCGATACAACGCAGATGGCAAGTGTGCCAATGATGAGAAGAGAAAAGAATGTATTGATGTTTGCGAAAAAGTGTTATGCATGAATTGAAAGGAGATTTTATGAAGAAGAAAATTATAGCAATTGCATTAGGATTGACATTGTGCTTGGGAATGACCGGATGTGCATCGTGGGACAGATTTGTGGTAGACATGAAAAGCGATGCAAATGGCGGTATGCAAAGAACCATTACTGTATACACGGCAGATGGTAAAGAACTTGCAACATACAAAGGCAAGATTGACCTTAGCACAAACGATGGTGGATATGTTAAGTTTGACCTCAATGGCAAGAGATATATCTACTACAATTGCTTTGTAGAAAGCATTGCGGATATAAAATAAATAACAATTCAGACCAAGAAAATAGTCTTTAAATAATTTCCGAAACACTAAGAGGTGCGTAAAATATTGGTGTGCTAAGAATAGCTTTTACTACTGACTACGCATATTAGCGGCTAACAAATGGAGTTAGCCGCTAACCTAAAACAGTTATAGGCAGAGGTCAAGGCACTTCTGCTTTTGCGGAGGTGCTTTTTATTTGGCTTCAAAGCAGTTAATCAATGCAGTAAATGGATATGAAAACTACATACAGAGAAAAGGTGTCGATGAACAGGTAATAGATGCCTTTTTGAAAGCGTGCAATGTGGCAATTCGGACGGAAAAAGATATTGACTACGGATTGACCATAACCGAAAGAACAAAGGCTTTAATCAACGAATTTACGCAGAAAAACGCGGGTGGTAGCATATGGGAACTTGAACGATATGCACAGAATCACGACATTAAAGGCGGATACAAACTTGTGGATCAGTTCTATGAAGTCTTGCGATTAGAGAGCTTTTATCGTTTCGAGAGCTTTATTTACTTTATGGAGCGCAAAAGAAATTGGAGTAAACGGTTTTATTATCCACGCCGCAAGACGCTGAATATAGTTGCCCAAGATCTTGAAGATTTGGAAAACAGAAAGATTAAATTTTACGGATTGTCAATGCCATCGCGTGTCGGTAAATCGACTATCTGTATTTTCTTCCTTGCGTGGGTAGCTTTGCGCAGACCAAACAGTCATAGTGCTATGGGTGGTCACTCTGGTATTTTGGCAAAAGGATTTTACAAAGAGCTGATGAACCTTTTTACCACGGAAGAATATACATTTGCGGAACTTTTTGCTTATTGGCATCCGGAATACGCAAACGCATCAATTCCGACAGACAAAAGTGCTGATGAATTTACAATTACACTTGGAGATCCGGACAGATTCGCAACCGTAACGTGCCGTGGTATTGACGGAACATGGACAGGAGCGGTCGATGTTTCGAAAGACGGATATTTATATGTCGATGACTTGGTTCGTGATCGAGAGCATTCATTAAGCCCTACTCGAATGGAAAACACATACCAAGAGTACCTAAACAAGATGGTTGACCGTAAAAATGACGGTGCAAGAGAATTGATGGTTGGTACTCTTTGGAATGTTTTAGATCCATTGGAGCGCATGAGAAAGCAATATGAACATGATCCACAATACCGATTCCGTAAGATTCCGGCACTTAATGAAAATGACGAAAGCAATTTCGCGTATGAAATCAACGGATTTTCCACGGAATACTATCGGGATATGCGAGATAAGCTTGATAATGCCGAATGGATGGCTAAGTTTATGCAGCAACCATATGTCCGTGAGGGATTGCTTTATACGGATTTGAGACTATTTAACGGAATTCTACCGGATGGAGATTTCCGGCGCATCGGAGTTGTGGATGTTGCCTGGGGCGGCGGAGATAGCTTGTCAATGCCGATAGGGGCAGAATATGAAAACGGTGATGTTTATATTTACGATTGGGTATTCAACAAAGGTACGAAAGAGGTAACAATTCCTCTTGTTGTCGGACGAATTATCGGGAATGAGATTCGGCAGACAAGATTTGAGGGGAATACCGGGGGAGATCTGTATTGCCAATATGTAGATGAAAAGTTGCAGGAACAGGACTATAAATGCTCATGCACAAGCAGAAAAGCACCAAACAAGGTTGAAAAGTTATCGAAGATCATAGCATATTCCGGGGATATTAAGAGAAAATTCATATTCCTTGATACGCACCGACCAACGCAGGAACAAATGAAGAAAGACTCGGATCTTGGAGTAACAAGATATTATAGAAATGACGAATATCAAGCGGCTATGGATGAACTCTCTATGTTTGTAAGTATTGGCGGTAATGAACACGACGATGCCGCAGACGGTTTAACCCAGCTTGAAATGTTTATAGAAAACCCAAACAATACCGCAAAGGTAGAAGCGGCAGTAAACCCATTTAGGAGGTATTAGGATATGACAACAGACAAATATCTTTCACAGATAAGCAGAATTGACCATGCGATTGCAAATAAGCTGGAAGAAATCAAAAGGCTATCCGATATGGCAACATCTATATCCATATCCCCGAAAGAGGTGGATGTGCAATCATCCGGCAATCCCGACAAGATGGGGGGCGCGGTATCGAAAATTGTTGATTTACAGAATGAGATCCAGACGCTTGTAGATGAATTGGTTGATAAAAGACGAATTATCATATCGCAAATCGACAGTATGGATAATACAGATGTATATATCGTGCTTTCATCACATTACGTCAATGGGAAAGATTGGAACTTGATTTCCGTTGAGATGAAATATTCCTACAGGAACATTATGAAACTTAGGAAAAGAGCATTGCAGGAGTTTGAAAGACGTTATGGACAGCTTTACTCTGGAAAGAGTGCATAAAAGTGCACAATAGTTCACACTCTTTCACAACATTTCCTAAAATTTGCATGGTATACTAAAAGAGTAGAAAAGCAAATTCCTACAACCCCCAAAAGCATATAACCCGTAAAAGGCACTGTCAGAAATGGCGGTGCCTTTTTTGTAAGAAAGAGGTTGCTATGAAAAAAGTAACTATATATTGCCCGGATTGTGGAAGAATTGCCGGACATTATGATGGGAGATCTACGATAGATCATCCGTGTAAATGTAAAAAATGCAATCATATTGTGATTTATCGCGCGGCAACAGGCAAAATTGAAACAAAGCCAATACCAAAACGCGCTTGCAGTAGTGGAGTTTTATTTATATGAAGAACACACAGTATTTTCATGACCTTGTAAAAGGCAGATATGGAAGAAAAATTGCACATGCTAACGTAGAACAGATTACGGCAGACAATATCGTAAATGTTATCGGAAACTGCATTGGTGCATTTTATTTCAACAAGACGATCATTCGTTATTTGTGGAACTACTACAAGGGCGATCAACCTGTATTGTACCGAACAAAGGTACAGAATGCGGATATAACCAATAAGGTGCCTGAAAACCATGCCTATGAGATTGTTCAATTCAAGGTTGGTCAGACTTACGGTGAGCCAATTCAGCTTATCAGCAGGAAAGATGATGATCGGATAAACAATGCAGTTGATGAATTTAACGATTATCTAACCGATGCTAATAAGCAGGAAAAGGACATTAAGGCAGGAGAGTGGCAATCAGCAACCGGAACATCATTTAAGGCGGTGCAGATTATAAAAAATGGAGATATGCCATTTAGAATTGTTGCACCGACACCAATGAATACGTTTGTTATCTACAGCCAATCCACAGAAGAACCACTTTTAGCAATCCAAGAGCTTAAGGATGCCGATGGACAGATGTATAAACTCTGCTACACGGACTCTTACGAATGCAAGATTGTGAACGGAGAGGTTCGAGATTGGAAACTGCATGGTTTTGGTGGAATCCCGATTGTTGAGTTTCCGAACAACCATGAGCGCATTTCTGATATTGAGCTTGTGATCGGACTATTGGATGCAATCAATACGATGCAGTCAAACCGAATGGATGGCGTTGAGCAGTTTGTTCAGTTTTGGATAAAGTTTGTAAATTGCGACATTGACCCGGAAACCTTTGAAAAAATGAAGATTTCCCATGCGCTGACGGTAAAATCCAATAATGAGCAGAATAAATCAGATGTTGATATTATGACACAAGAGTTGAATCAAACAGAGTGCCAAGTTGCAAAGGATGATTTGTGGGATAATGCACAGTCCATTCTTGCTATACCAAATAAGAACAACAATAATTCCGGTGGAGATACACAGGGGGCGGTTGAGCTTAGAAACGGATGGGACTTCTCGAAGTCGAGAGCAAAACTGAAAGACCCAATTGTAAAGTCGGCTGAAAAAAGACTTGCGAAAGTTGTTCTGAACGTAATTCGCATACAGGATCACGATTTGGGATTGAGTTTGCGTGACTTTGATGTTCAGATTAACCATAGCCCACAAGACAATATGTACACCAAGTCACAGACATTATATCAGCTTTTACAAGCCGGTATTCATCCGCTTGTGGCAATTAAATCTGTCGGACTTTGGGGAGATGCAGAAAAGACATTCTTGTTGTCAAAGCCATACTTGGATAATCTGTGGAAAACGATTGATGATGTAGAAGCACAGGAACAGAAAGCACAGGAATTGATAAATAAAATGAATACAGATGGCACACAGAGCCAAATAAACAAAGATAAGACAGTCACCGAGTAATCGGCGGCTGTTTTTATTTTATAAATTTTGCACCTATGCGTGAAATAGGAGAAATCACAAGTTGAGCAACCAACGTAAAAAAGCGTAGTGAATCGGAGGTAATTTATGACAAGGGAACAGGCAAAACAAAATCTTATCGCTATCGGAGTGGCAGAGCCTACGGATGAACAGGTAAGTAATTATCTGAATCAAGTCAATGGCGAAACAAAGAAAGAGAAAGACAGAGCCGATGGCTACAAGGCTAAAGCTGACACAGCAGATGGTTTACAGAAACAGCTTGACGAATTGCAGGCTGGAAATCTGACAGAGCTTGAAAAGGCAAATAAGGCATTAGACACAGCTAATCAGCAGATCGCAGAATTGCAGAAAAATAATGCTATTAGAGATTTGCGCGAAAAAGCTATGACCGATTTCAAAGTAACCGCAGAACAGGCAAAAGCAATTGTAAAAGAAGATGGCAGCTTTGATACAGCCGAACTTGGAAAGATTATGTCCGAAAAAGAGACCGCTGCAGCACAAGCCAAGGAACAGGAGATTGCAAAAGGCAGTACAAATCCGGGCGGTGGCACGGCTGGCGGAAATAAAGACAACGAAAAGACAGCGGATGTTGAAAATGCTGAAAAGATTACTTTTGGAAGCAATTCAGCTACCGCAGAAGCAAAAAATCATTATGTAATTTAGGAGGTAAAAATCATGGGTAAGCCTATTGAAAGAGATTTTACTCAAGAACTTGGTATTTTAAAACATTTCCCTTATCTGGGAGCTGCTTGTATTGTTCCACAGACAATGGTAACAAGCGCAGATGCAAACGGAAGAAAGATCGTAAAAGGTGGAACACCATTCCCATCCAACGATGAAAGCTGTGTCGGTTATCTGCTTAATGATGTTGACGTAACGATGGGTGATGCACCGGGAACTTACGTTTACGCGGGCGATATCGACAATGCGAAACTTACAAAGAACGGAGTAACTGTTGAGGAAACGGCAAAAGCCAAAACCCCAAGAGTTACTTTTTTTGATTAAAGAAAGAGGTGTAAATTATGGCATTACCATTAGCAGAAGCATTTACCGCAAGAAGTCTCGGTGTAATGTGGAATAACTATGAAAAGACTTTAGGTTCTCAACCTTATCTCGGCAGACAGAAATTTGGTACAAGAAAGCAGGAGAGCCTTGACCTTAGATTTATTAAGGGAAAGAGCGGTCTTCCGGTTTCACTGAAAGCATCTAACTTTGATGCACAGGCAGAGTTGAGAGATGTTGGCGGTTTCTCTGATATCCAAAACGAGATGCCTTTCTATCGTGAGTCCTACATGGTAACAGAGAGAGAGGAGCAGGAATACGACAATTACAGAAATGCAGAGAACACTTCTCTTGCAAATGATGTACTTCGTGAGATCAGCAAAAAGCCTATGATGCTGATCGAGGGCGCGAGAGTCGTACCAGAGAGACAGATTTGGAGCTTGCTTGCACCGGCTGACGGTGTACCGAAGATTGATGTAAATATCGGAAAGAAGAAGTACACAGTCGAGTACACCTCAGATGCTGGCGAAGCACACAAGAAAGATCACTTTGTTGAGATTTCAGGTGAAGCCGATAAGTGGAACGTTCCGGCAACGGCAACACCGCTTGATGATCTTATCGAGACAAGACGTAACTTTGCTAAGAAAACCGGATATTCTCTTACAAGATTCAGTATGAACACAGAGACATGGGAAATGGTATTAAAGGCAGAGGATACAAAGAAACAGGTTCTCGGTATTACTGCATACACAGGCGGTATTCGTTTACAGCAGTCGCAGGTAACTGAATATCTGCGCGGCTACGGAATTGAGATCGAGGTATACGATAAGTTATACGTTGATCCGGCTGACGGTCAGACAAAATACTTTATTCCAACAGGAATTGTATCTTGTCAGTGTGCCGGAGTTTATCTTGGTGACTATGTATTCGGAAAGACACCGGAAGAGAGAAGCGGAAGTCTTACAGACGGAAACCTTTCTATCGTAGAAACCGGAATTGCGGTTTACACATATGCTACAAACCATCCAATCAATACTCACTGCGTAGTATCCATGATCGGACTTCCAACATTTGAGGGAATGGACAGCGTTGTTGTAATGAAAGTTATGTAGGAGGTGATCCAGCGTGGTAGCAACACACACAATTAAATGTGGTGGAAAATGGTACAAGGCAGGAGAAAAAATGCCGGAGAGTAATTCTCCGGTATCTTCTGTTGGGTATACAAAGACCGAAATTAACAGAATGAGTACCGCAGACTTGCAAAAACTTGCCGCAGAGCAGGGAATTGAAAACGCACAAGCGACAAGCGGTGCGGAACTGAAAGAAATTCTGATTGCAAAATTTAATCTGTAGGAGATCGCTTATGTCATACACACTTGTCGAACAGGTAAAAATTCGTTTAAAACAATTTCATATAGAAGAGGTAGAGGACGAAACAACCGGGGAGAAGTCCGATAAAGTTGTGTTTGATGAAAAAGAATGTAACCCTTTGATTGAACAGCTTTTAGAGCAGGCAAGAAAAGAGATTATCAGCAGACGGAACTATCCGGACACATACACGCAAGACCAGATTGACAGTGATGTTAAGAACTATGAAAACATTATGGTCAATTTGGCAGTGTACGACCGGTCGCAGGCAGGAGAAGCATACATGGCAAGTTTCTCCGAAAACGGTGTGAGCCGGACATGGAAAGACCGTGAAAGCCTTTTTGTTGGAGTGTTTCCGTTTGTAAAAGCAATGTAATTAAAGAAGATTGAGCGTGACCATTATGGTTGCAGGCGGCGTACATTAAGCGGTGGTGGGCAGTGCGTCAAAAGGAGATTCAAATGAAAAGTATTTTGATTCAAACTTATCTTGTAGTGCTTCCGATAGTGCTTGGATATATAGTTTGGCTTCTTAAACAGCAAAAGAAAAGCAGGGATGCGAACAGTAAAGGAACAATGCTCCTTTTGCGCGTCCAGCTTATTGAATACCATGCAAAGTACACCAGAATCGGAGAAATACCATCATATGCCTATCAGAACTTCTGTGAGATGTATGATGCGTACCATGCGTTAGGTGGAAACGGAATGGTTACGAAAATGAAACATGAAATTGAAGAGATCCATATAGGGAAAGGAGATAAAAGCCATGAGGAATTGGAAGGATTGGACTAAGAAAGCCGGAATCAGAGCAATCAAGACTGTTGCACAGGCGGCGGTTGCTGGAATTGGAACGGCGGCATTTATGGGCGCGGTGGATTGGAAATATGTTCTTTCTGCATCAGTCCTTGCCGGAGTGTTATCACTTCTGACAAGTGTTGCCGGAATCCCGGAGGAAAACACCAATGCTTGACATTAACAAGCAGGAAATGAAGTATTCACAATCCGGTCAGAGGGTATTTATCCCACAAACTGACGAAAATGGAGATATTGTCTATGAAGGGTACAAGGATTCCGATGGAAACTTTGTACCTTATTTAGATTCCGAAGGCAACAAGATTCCAAAAGGCGAGGAAATTGAAGGGTTTTCAGAACCTACGACATTCAAAGCCAATATCAGCAATAAGTTGTCGGAAGCCCTTGTGAAAGAATTCGGAATTGATGATAGTACATCATACTGTCAGCTTGTCACGGATAAAGGATATTTGCCACTGAAAGCCGGTGATGTGGTGTGGAAACGTTCGGAAGTCAAACGCACTGATGATGGACTTGTGGATTCAGAAACCGCAGATTACATCGTAAAAGGCGTTGCCGATGAAGGACTGACCACGGATTTGTTTCTTCTTCGGAAGAATATTAAGTAGGTAATCACATGGCAAAGAAAACTATTTCAATGACACTATCCACTAAATCCATACAAGCCGCCATAAAGGAATTAGAAAAGTACCGCGATAGTTTACAGGCTAAATGCGATTTACTTGTTTCTAGGCTTGCACAGATAGGTCAGACGGTGGCAATACAACACATATCGGAATCACCATTAGGAAACACGATAACGGTAAGGGTAGATAAAGCACCGCAGTTAATGACCTCGAACGCGATTCTCATTGCGACCGGAAAAACGGTAACGGCAGAAGATAGAGAACCATTCTATACTTTGTTGGCGGTAGAGTTTGGAGCCGGTATTTTTTATAACTCCAAAGAGAACCCAAAAGCACCCGAACTTGGATTCGGTGTCGGAACGTATCCGGGACAAATACACGCTTTTGAAGATGGTTGGTACTATTGGGACGATAAGACCGAAACATGGCGTTATACCCACGGTATCAAAGCCACAATGCCTATGTATAATGCGGAACAACAGATTATTCAACAGTATGTAAAGATTGCAAGGGAGGTATTCGGTGGAAAATGAGTTAAATAGTTGGGCGCTTGATTTTGAAGATACCTTATGTTCCCTTTTGAAATCGTACATGGAAAGCAAGGTAAAAGGAATTAAAGTGACGCAAGACGAAGAATCGGGTGGCACCGCAACATTCCCGACACTTTTAGTCAGACAAATCGGTGGCACAGAAGCCGGACGAACTAATGAAGCAAAAACAATCAATGCAATTCGCCCAACATTTCAGATCACAATTACAAACAAAGGTTCAAGAAAAGCAACTAAGGACATCGCAGCATATGCGGTGTCTTTTTTTAAACAACAAATGTTTGAGGTATCAAATGTAATCTCAACAATTTCCAAGCAAGTGCGAACGGTTACATTCCGCGCAACTCGCGTAATTGGAAACGTTGAGCATTTAGATCAGCTATAAGCAGAAAGGAAGTAGAAAATATGGCATCAACAAGTTATAGAACTCGTGTCATTGTAAAAGAGCACACGGACAAACAGGCTGACTTTGCAGGAACATACAATCTTTTGGTCGCAGCTAAGTCAGTTCCAAGCCCTGCATCACCGCCAAACACTGTTGAGTCAACCACAATGGAAGATGACCAGCAGACTTTTGAAAAAGGAATTAAGACTTCTGATTCAAGAGAAATCACAGGAAACCTTGAAAAAGAATATCTTTCAAAGGTGGATGGATATGGAGATAAAAAACTTGATATTATCCATCTGTACGGAACGGACGGTATCGGCGGTGTAGCGAAGTACGCATATGTAGGAACTGCAACAGCCACACCTAACGATGTAGGTGGAAACGATGAAATCCTTGAAATGACGGTAACAGTTATTCCAAGCACGGCATCAGAGCTTGTTACAGATAAGCTGACTGTCGTTGATAACAACGATGGAACATTCACTGTAACAGTGGTGGGGTAAAAAGCCTGTCGGACGAGCAATCGACCGCACCGGTAGGCGAGGATGAACGGTCGATCGCAGAACTTGAAGCAATAAGATAAGCAACAATGGGGCGGTGGCAACACTGCCCCTTGCCAATATAGGGCAGAAAGGCAAGGTAAAACATGAAAGTAAAGTTAGGAAATAGCGAATATTCAATCAAATTTGGTTTTAAGCCAACATTAAAGTCACATCTTATCAAAGATGTATCAGAGTCGGTAAGCGAGCAGGATGGAAGCTTAGAATCCGTAGAGAAACTGTTACTTGAAACACTTCCTAAGATGCTTCTTGTAGGACTGCAAGTAAACCATAAGGACGAGTTCGGATATGACTACGATACAAACGAGAAATACGATGAGCAGTTTAATAAGGTGCTTAATCTGCTTTCTGAAAAGATTGACGATGGTGAGATTGACTGTATTGAGTTGTTCAACGAATTAGAGAATGAGTTGGAGTCAAACAGTTTTTTAGCGAAAATGATGGAGACGGAGAAGAAGAATCGAACACCGGCAAAGAAAACTCCATCCAAGACAGCCAACAAGAACTAACATGGGAATATTACGTTGCGGAAATCCGTCCGTTTTACCTTATGGTAACGAAAGGCTACGGATTTTCCGTTGATGATATAGATATGATGAATCCAGAGTTGCTTAAGCCTTATGTAGATGCATATAAGGCAGAATGGAAGCAACGCGACATGGAAATGTATATGTGGTTTGGCAGATATGCAACGTCAGCACTTGTGACCGCAATAGATGCGACATTCGGCAAGGGTAATAGTAAGTACGTGAAAGAAACTTGCTATGATTCCATCGAAAAGCATAATACGGACGATCCCGATGCTGAGATACGAGAAATGCTTAAGGCGGAAGAAGCATGGGCGGCTGAATCAAGGAAATCACATTTGCCAAAGCCAAAGATAGTTTAAGAAAAGAGGTATTGCTATGGCAGTAATTATCGGAAGTGCGCGGCACGATGAACACGGCAACTGCTATTCTGGTGGAAAAGCCGGAGACCAGACCGGACAGGAAGTGTCTACACAGAAGTTTTATAACCATTCTAAGGGATGGAATGTATTAAGAGCAAAGGATAATAAAGTTGCAGAGAAGTTAGCTGAAGCTATGCAGATCGCGTGTGGAAACAAAAATATCGGCTATGACCAATCGGAACGCTACGGAGTCATTAAGCATGGTATCAACACAAAAGTAAAGACGGAATGCGATTGTTCTTCCCTTGTACGTGCCTGTATTATCTATGCATCCGGCAAGGATGTGGGAGATTTCAATACATCAAATGAACTGTCGGTAATTCTGAAATCCAGTTTGTTTGATGATATGGGTTCTTATCATGCCGGTTTTATTCTTCGCAACGGAGATATTCTTGTGACACGCATAAAAGGGCACACAGTTATTGTTGTAAAAGGTGCAAAGAAATGCAAAGCCAAGTATTATCCGAAGTATACCGGAAATTCCGGTTCAATCGTTGAAGCATTAAAAGCGGTTGGGGAAGATGATGTGTCGAAAGAACATCGTGCGGAAATCGCAAAAAAGAACGGATTTTCCAATTTTAAGTTTACATCAGAGGAAAATTCAAAAATGCTTTCTCTTCTGAAAAAGGGAAAACTGAAAAAGTAATTCAAGGGCGGTAAGGGTCAAATCCTACCGCCTTTTTCTAAAACTAAATAAAGGAGGTGTAACTGTTGGAATTAGAAACCTTAGAGGTCAAGATTCAAGCGCAGGCAAGACAGGCTAATGGTCAGATCGACGCACTGATAACAAGGTTAGGAAAACTATCTTCATCCTTGCAAAGCATAGATTCTAGCGGAATTAACCGGTTATCAACCGGAGTAAACCGATTGTCAAACTCAATGAGTGCCATGCGCAGTGTTGATTCAAGGTCATTCTCGACTCTTGCAAGAAACATCAAAACGCTTAGCAACATTGACACAGGAAAGATAAATGCAGCAGCCGGAGCAATGCGACAGATTTCAAAGTCGGTAAGCTCGTTTTCCGGTATGTCAAAATCGGTGCAAGGGTTATCGGAATTAGCCGGAGGAATCAAGCAACTTGGTTATACAAGCTCAACAAAGGCTATCGAGAATATACCAAAACTTGCGGTTGCAATGCGACAGCTTATGTCCGAATTGTCGAAAGCCCCTAGCGTAAGCCGGAATATTATTGACATGACAAATGCATTGGCAAAATTATCACGTACCGGTGGAGCGGCAGGAACAGCGGCAAAAAGCGTCACAAGCTCATTTAGCGGATTTAGTTCAAGTGCATCCGTTGTAGCAAAGAAGTCGTTTTCCCTTGCATCTGCAATCGGAAAAGTGTATGCAACGTATTGGGCTTTATTCCGAGGATTTAGGCTACTTGGAGATGCCATTGACATATCATCCTCACTGACAGAGGTTGAGAACGTTGTAAGGCAGACATTCGGGCAGTATGAAAGCCTAATTAACAATTTCGCAAAAACATCAATTGAAAAATTTGGTATGTCTGAATTGTCTGCGAAACAGTTCGCAAGCCGTTTTCAAGCAATGGGAACTGCCCTTGATATTCCACAGGGTAAAATGGCAAAAATGTCCATCCGGTTGACCGAATTGGCCGGAGATATGGCTTCATTCTACGATGTGAGTCAAGAAGATATTGCCAAGAGTCTGCAATCTGTATTTTCCGGTACTACGGCACCTATGCGGCGTTATGGTATCGACTTGACACAGGCAACATTGAAGGAATGGGCGTTAAAGCAAGGACTTGATGCAAACATTTCCTCAATGACGCAGGCTGAAAAAGCCATGTTGCGTTATCAGTATGTGCTTGCGCATACAACCAATATCACCGGAGATTTTGCCAGAACAGCCGATAAACGAAACTTTTGTTTCATGTGTCGCGCGGCATAGCAATATGTCGATGAAAAATCGGGTAAAATCGGTGAAGGCTAAGTTGACTTAGCACGAACATTTTTGTATAATATGTTTGAGGTGATTTAATGCGAACATATTATATCTACAAAGCAACAAATAAAATAAACGGAAAATCTTATGTCGGTCAAACTTGTGATTTTCATAGCAGAGTGTGGCAACATCAAAGGTGCTACGAAAAAGAAGATTGCGACTTTCATAGAGCAATTAAAGAATTCGGGTTTGACAACTTCTCATGGGAAATCATCGAAACGTGTGAAAGCGAAGATAGAGCCTGTGAGTTGGAAAAGTATTACATTGAAAAATTTAACACCTATCGAGATGGCTATAATATGACCAAAGGTGGGAAAGGTGCGCCGTATCATAATGCTAGGGCAGTTGTTTTGCTGACGCTTGACGGACAGTACATTAAGCGTTATGATAGTGCAATGGATGCAGAAATTGACGGATTTCATAATGCGGATGTTCTGCTTAATTGCAAAGGAAAAAGACGGCAGACAAAGGGCTATATGTTCATGTTTGAGGATGAATATGAATCAAACGGAGCAAAAACCTATAGAAAGCCGGAACCTAACGGAATGAGAAGCATTATTCAATGTGATATGGAGGGAAATTTTATACAGAAATTTAAAAGTTTGCAGGAAGCGGCTAGGATTACCGGAACAAATAGAACAACTATTTCCGGTGTGCTTTCAAATACTTATAAGTCGGCAAATGGATATATTTTTGTATACGAAGAAGATTTTCCAATAAAAGATTTGAGTATCTATAAAAAGCGCAAAAAAGGAAGAAAAATTGCGCAAGTGGATGCGAAAAGCGGAGAGATTATAAGAGTGTTCGATAGAATATCCGAAGCAGGGGAATCTCTTGGAGTTAATTACAAAGCAATACATAAGGTAATTGACCAAGAGGGACGAACTGCTTATGGTTATAAGTGGATAAGCCAATAAGCTAATACCGAGATAAGGCTATAAAATAAAAGTTATAGCACATTGTAGAGCGTAGGGATTGAACCTATGCTCTTTTCTTATGGAAAGAGTGTAGAATATAACATCCCCAAGAGTATCCGACAGCCACAATGCTGTGGTTGAAAATGTACGCCGAACTTATGGGAAACCATAAGAAGTAGAGGATAAAAAGCCTTTACGATAACATATTGACATGGCATAACCAGATAACCATGCTTAAAGAGAACTTCAAGGCACTTGGAGCGGTTGTTGGTGGTGGTTTAATCAATGCATTTAAGCCATTTATCAAGGTGCTTAATGCAGTTTTGCAGAAGGTGATTTCTTTTGCGGAAATGGTAACAAATGCTTTAGGTTCTATCTTTGGATGGAGATATGAAGCAAGCAAAGGGGCAGGAATCAGTGGTCTTGCTGATGATATTGGAAGCGCGTCTGACGGCATGGACGATTTAAGCAATGCCGCAGGAAGCGCAGGGAAGAACACAGGCGGTATCGCAAAAAATGCCAAGAAAGCAAAAAAGGAAATCCAACAGGCAACTCGTGCATTTGATGAATTAAAGGTTATTTCAAAACAGAGTAAAGATAACACTTCCGGTTCTGGAAGCGGTGGAAGCGGTGGCGGTTCTGGCTCTGGCGGCTCTGGCGGTGGAGATACCGGAAAGTTGGTTCAGACCGACACCATTTTTAAGAAATTCAAAAGCGACATCAAAGACCTTGAAGGACTTGGAAAAGCGATTTCTGGTGCTCTTATCAATGCAATGCGAGGCATCAAGTGGGATGAGGTATACGCCAAAGCGTCCGGCTTTGGTAGTGGACTTGCAAAATTCCTTAATGGACTATTTGAGGGTCAGAAAGGTACAACGCTTTTCGGAGAAACCGGAAGGCTGATTGCAAATTCATTAAACACGGTGCTTCATGGATTGGATTCGTTTGGCACGACATTTAATTGGAAACAATTTGGAAATTCAATCGCAGACGGAATTAACAAGTTTTTCCAAAACTTTGACTTTGCATTATTAGCTAAAACGCTTAATTCGTGGGCGCAAGGTGCGTTTGATGCAGTTACGACAGCATTAAGTAAAATTTCTTGGAAGGATGTATGGAAAGGTGTCAAGGAGTTTTTAAGCAACTTAGATGTAAAGACAGTCGCAATTATCATCGGTGCACTGACAATCAAAAAAATCCTTGGATTGCATCTTGCAAAAACCGCACTTGATATAATCGGAACTTCCATTTCAAAAGCAATAGCGTCTTCTATTGCATCTAAATTAGGTGTTGGAATTGCGGCAAACCAAGGAATTGGCGCAGCTTTGTCTACTGCATTATCCGGGAAAATAACGACGGCATTTGCGACGGTTGGAACAACCATTTCGGCAGGATTTAAGGCTTTGTTTGGAAGCAAAGCGGCAGAAGGTGCGCTTGCATTTATAAGCCCTGTTGCAAAAGCAATAACCGGAATAGGCTCCGTTGCGATTGGCGCATTTACTGCAATATCAAACTTTGTGACCATGTTAAAGAACGGATTCAGTTGGCTTAATGAAGCACTTATGCTTGTCGGAGTTACGATTACGGCAGTCGGAGCGGTTATTTTAGGGGTAGCGGCAGCACCTGCAGCGATTACCGCAGGAATAGTAGCCGGTGTTGCAACGGCGGCTGTAGTAGTCAAGGATCATTGGAAAGAAATAAAAGGAATTTTCTCAAAAGCAGGAGATTGGTTTAATACTAATGTGATTAAGCCAATAAGCGGTTTTTTTAAGGGATTATGGGAATCTGTTTCCGGTTTTTTCTCTTCTTTATGGAAAGATATATCCGGTGTATGGAAAACAGTTTCTGGATGGTTCAATACTAATGTTATAACTCCTATTGTTTCATTTTTCCAAGGATTTTCGAAAAGAGTTGGTCAAATCTTTGAAGGATTGTGGATCATTGTCAAGGCTGTATGGATTGTTGTTTCTGATTGGTTTAAATCAAAGGTAATAGAGCCAATAAAGAAGAATTTTGAATTATTGAAATCGGCAGTATCAACTGCATTCAAGGTTCTATGGACAACTGTGAAATCGGTATGGGCGGTGGTTTCCGGTTGGTTTAAGGAGCATGTTACAACACCTATTAAGAATGCTTTTAGTTCGGCAAAAGAATCTATTCAGAAAGCATTTAGCGCGGCAAAAACAGCGGTAACCGGGGCGTGGAACAGTGTTTCTAGTTGGTTTAAAGAACATGTAACCACCCCGATAAAAAATGCTTTCTCGAAGATGAAAGAAAGTGTAGCTGAAATATTCAGCAAATTATGGAATAGCGTGAAAAGTGGCGTTGCCGGGGCAATGAACACCGTAATTTCAAGAATTGAAACAGCAATAAATTCATTGATCGGTGGAGTGAATACCGTTTTGAGAGGGTTCAACAGTGTTGTTTCTGCGGCGGCTAAAGTAGCAAAGGTAAAGTGGAGCGGAGTCGATCTTGTGCCGAAAGTGAGCCTACCTAAAGTAAAGGCTTATGCAACGGGCGGTTTTATGGATAAATATAGCATAGCAACAGTTGGAGAAAATGGACTTCCGGAAATTATGGGAACAGTCGGAGGTAAGCCAGCGGTCGCAGGAAGCCAAGAAATTACCGGAATCAAAGATGCTATCAATTCAACATCTGCGCAAGAGGTTTCCTTACTGCGACAACAAAATCAGTTATTACAAGCTATTTTACAGAAAAATTTCGGAATTACTACAAACGACATAGGAAAAGCTGCAAGGGATTATGGTAGAGAACATTACAATCGAACCGGAGACAATGTATATGTTTTTTAGTGACTTCTATAATTGAACGTGATATAATTCTAAATAAATCATATCACAAGAAAGGAGTCATTATGAGAAGTACAAAAAGATTATTAGTAGCTATGGGGTTGGCATTTGCCGTTTTGATTTCGGCTATGCCAACCCAAAATGCAGATGGGAAACAGATTGTTGCGCAGGCGGCAACTATCAAATTAAACAGAAAGACTCTTAATTTAAAAATTGGAGAATCCGCAACATTAAAGATAAGCGGAATGAGGAAAACTGCTAAATGGAGTAGTGGCAATAAATATGTTGCTTCTGTAAACAAGTCTGGAAAAGTTCTGGCGGTTGGAGAAGGAACAACGTACGTAAAAGCAAAAATTGCAAAGAAAACGCTTTCTTGCAAAGTTACCGTCACTTCTTCCTTTAATGCGAACAAGGTAAAGAAAAACATCTCAATTGAATACCAAGATAGTGGTCATGGAGTTGTTGCTATCTTGAAAAACAACAACAAGGTAAATGTTGATCTGGACGCAAAACTTGTATACTACAAAAACGGTAAAATGCTGGATAGCAAAAGCGATTGTAACAGAGCTTTTGAATCCGGTAAGGAATGTGTTCTTTATTTTGACGCACCGAGCGATTCTGATTATAACGATGTTTCTTATGATAACTATAAAATGTCGTTGAGTGTTGATGAAGCAACAAATGCTGTTTGTGATGTTCGCAATATAATGGTTCAATCGGACATTGGAGCAGATAATGTTACGGTTGAAGCTACAAACGATTCCGGAAAAGATTTTTCATTTGTGAAAATTTCTTGCTTAATGTATGATGCATCTGGCAACTTGATCAAATATGATTATCATTATGCAGAATGTGAAAAGAATGGAGACACCGATTATTTCTCGTTTAGTTTTCCGTACGATTCAAATTACGATACGATCTATCCGAGCAGTTATAAGATATATGTTGATGAAGCATATACATATACTTGGTTACAATAAAGATTGAAAGATAAATGATACTTAAGCCGTGGAAACACGGCTTATTTTAATTCCAAAATCGGATTGACACAAAATCAAAAATAGTCTATCCTTATTACTAAGGAAACAACCTTATCCGTGAAGAAGCGGATTACTTACTCGAACGCCATACTGTACGAAAGAGGAAACCAATGTGATTTCACAAGTGGCTTCCTCTTTTTTATTCAGATAAAAATGTATGGAGGTAGACACGAATGAAAAAATCACAACTTATGCTTAAGATTCAAAATGGCATTGAGGTATTCGAGAATCCAATATTCGGACAGATCAGAATGGTCATGGTCGATGATGAACCATGGTTTGTTGGAAAGGATATATGCGAAGTATTCGGAGATACGAATTACAGAAGAAGCCTTTCAAATATTGATGATTCTGATAAGGGTGTGTCACAAATTGATACTCCAGGTGGAAAACAAAAAATGACGATTGTTAATGAAAGCGGCTTATATTCCTTGCTTTTTCAAATGCAACCGCAGAAAGCAAAGGGTGTGTCACAAAACGACTCCCTTATAAACGAAAGAAAAGAGAAACTTCATAAGTTCAAACGTTGGGTAACATCCGAGGTTCTCCCTACAATCCGTAAAACAGGTGGGTATGTCAATAATGATGAATTATTTATTTCCACTTACCTACCATATGCGGATGAAAACACTAAACTGATATTTTCACAGACATTAAAAACTGTTAGAGCGCAGAACGAAACCATTAAAAGGCAGCAGAAAGAAATCATCCATAAAGAAGATGTTATTATCGGACTCGTTGATGATATTGACTTGGCAACTAAGAGACAGCGGATAACGCAGATTGTCCGTTTCGGTGCCGATGGAAAGTATCAAGAACGCTATTCGTTGCTTTATGGAGAATTTGAAAGGAAATATCACTGCAACCTTAAATCAAGGATGGAAGGGTGCACACTCAAGCCAAAAGTAAGAAACAAGATGGATTATATCGACAGGGAAATGGGAATGATTCCGCAGTTGTACGAAATCGCTTGCAAACTTTTTGAAAACGATGTAGAAAAGCTGAAATCTGAATGGAAATCAGTAGTAGCTTAAAATTTAATCAAATGGATAGCATCTACCAAACGGTAGGTGCTATTTTTATACCCATTTTTAGGAGGTAAACGATGGGATATGGCGGATATTTAGTAAAGTTTGGCAATTATACCATACCGAACAGTTTAATAAAGCAGGACACGTTTAGTTCCTATGTGAACATGCAAGACAAAGACCCATGGACGGATGAAAACGGATATGAGCATCGTGATGCCGTGGAACTGAAAGCCTTAAAGGTTGAGTTTGAAACCAAAGCCATGCTGACCGAAAAGCAGTTTGATGATTTTTGGAAGAATATTGAAAAGAACTATACCAAGGCAAAGGAGCGTGGTGGCTATATCACGGCATATGTACCGGAGAAACGCGGATATGTGACACAGTACGGATATATCGCTGACATTCAGCCTACGTTCTATTCTGTGGCACATGGGAAGATAAAATACGACGCAATCAAATTTTCGTTTGTAGGTGGTGTATATGATAAATAGCAATTTGAAAGAAAAGTATTGGGATTCCGCGACAGATAAGCAGATGGTCATATCTGTTGTTGGAACGAATCAGAAAATAGACAATTCGATGCTTGAAATCGGTACGTTTGCGCTTGAAGAAAGTCTTTGTTCGGAGTCTGAATTAAAGTTTGGAGCGTGCGAAGCGAATTGCGTAAAATTCACAGCAAGAAACACCGCAGGAAACATTATTGGAAAGACAATCTCTATCGAAGAAACGATTGACGGAGATAGCGAAAATCCGATGCCATACGGAGTTTTTAAGGTTGCATCCGATGTTCCTACGGCTGACCGAACAAAAAGGCAGATTACGGCATATGACGCTATGTATGACATTATCAATACGGATGTAAAATCTTGGTATGCAGGACTTAGCTTTCCAATGACACTTAAGCAGTTCCGTAATAGCTTCTTTGCACATCTTGGAATTGCGCAAGTTGAAACAAGCCTTGTCAATGATTCCATGACGGTCAACAAGACGATTGTAGCCACACAGACGGACGATTCAAGCGCGGTCACAGAAGAATCCGCTATCAGTGGAAAAACGGTTGTAACGGCAATATGTGAGATTAACGGATGCTTTGGAAATATCAACCGAGAGGGCAAGTTTGAGTATGTCTTTCTGAAAGCAATCACAAGCGCACTTTATCCGGCAGAAGATTTATTTCCGGCAGACAATTTGTTTCCGTCTGACGCAAATACAGAGTCCATGACCGGACACTATATCACGTTTGATTATGAGGACTTCCAAAGCAAGGCGATCACACAGCTTGAAATCAAGACAAGCGGAGATAATTCCGGTGCTATTGTTGGAACTGCCGGAAACAACTATTCGATTACAGGAAACTTTCTTGTATCAGATAAGACCGGAGCGGAACTGGAACAGATTGCAAATAACCTATTGCCTATTATGGCACAGGCGGCATATACACCGATTAAAAGTTGCACCTGTGTCGGAAATCCATGTCTGACACTTGGGGAACCAATCCGATTCAATACCACGAGAGAGATTGTTGAAACGTATCTATTGCAACGCACTTTAACCGGAGTACAAAGCAAGAGAGATTCAATCTCGGCACAGGGAACGCAGACGCACTCTGCAAAGGTCAATTCTATCAGAGACACGATTGAAAGCGTGGAAAGACGTACCGGAAAGCTAGAGAGGAACGCAGACCATCTTCAATCCACGTATGAGGATTTAGAGGAACAGACAAATACCAAGTTTGAGCAGACCGAAAAAAGCATTTCTGCAGAAGTCAACCGCGCACAAAAAGCAGAGGGACAATTAGACGCATCATTGGAATTGAAACTTGGAAGAGATGAAAACGACCAAGTCGTTTCGATGATTAATGCAAGTGCCGACCAGATTACGCTTAGCGGAAACAGACTCATAGTCAACAGCAATAACTTCCAGCTTGATGGCGATGGCCGAGTGTCAATCGTTGATTCATTGAACTTTATTGCAACGTCACAAGGAGATGACCTTGTAATTATTGGTCTCGATGCAAGAGGAAGGCCAATGCTGCGGAACATACGCATCGATCTAAACTCTGTAACAGATCAAGATGGTGTAGCCATAGGTGACCATGCTAGCACTGCAGATCATGCTACGACAGCAGACTCTGCAACAACCGCGGAAAGTGCAAAACAGTGTATAAAAGCATCGACCGCATATTATTTGCAAGGCATTACAGCTAATGAGCATGTGCAAATTTCTGGCAATGGAAATCTTATTCCAAGTTCTAGTTCTGTGTATTGTGGAACTACGGTTAATCCATTTGCCGGAGGGTATTCTTCCGGTGGTTGGAAAACAACGTCTGACCGTAGAAAGAAAAAAGATTTCCGAAAGCTGTTAGAGGATGATCGGTTTGAAAGATTTTTCGTGTTGTTGCAACCGATGGAATATAGACTCATAGAAAATGATGAGAAAATGCACATGGGATTTGTTGCACAGGATGTCGAACAGGCAATGACGGATTGTGGCATATCTGAAAATGAGTTTTACGGACTGGAGCATGCAGTATTCTCCGAAAAAGATTTTGAATCTAATGAGGAGTGGGAAAAATTCTTAGAGCAGAATGGTGGCGAAAATGATATGTATACATTGTGCTACCAAGAGTTTATCGCTTTAAATACTGTCATGATACAGAAACTGCAGAACAGATGTAACGATTTTGAACGCAGACTATCCGCGTTAGAAAGGAAGTGATCAGATGGCATATCAGAAAATCTATAGCCGCGAATATTGGGAGAACCTTCCAAGCGAAAAGACCGCAATTAATCGAAATAGGCTGAACAACATAGAGGGCGGCATTGATGCAATCGACGATCGTGTGTGCGCACTCGACACCACGAAAGTTGACTTGACCAAAGCTAACGAACTTGTAAAGGAAATCCTTTGGGATGAATCCAACGGAACGCTGACGGTCGTTAAGATGAATGGTTCCAAGGCGGTCATTGATACCAAGTTGGAGAAGCTGGCGGTCAACTTCAAGTACAATCCGGAAAGTCAACAGTTGGTAATCACGCTTGACGATGGCACCACGCAGAATGTTGATTTATCTGCACTGATTACACAATACGAATTTACGGATTCTGATACAATCGCATTTGCAATCGGCAGTGACGGTAAGGTGTCCGCAATCGTGAAAGAGGGAAGTATCCAAGAAAAGCATCTGCGCCCGGATTATCTTGCAGATATTAAAGTGGAATCTGCCAAGGCTGTAGCATCTGCCAAAAGTGCAGGAGAATCCGAAACCAACGCGGCAAAATCTGCTACAGACGCCAAGGACAGCGCAGACCGAGTGCAGGAAATCGAAAACGAGATTAACAAGAAACTCACAATGACAGAATTTGATGTGAATGAGGATGGGGAGTTGATTTACACGGACAATTCTGCTTATAACTTTGTCGTTGACAATGACGGAAATTTAAATTGGGAGGTGGCTTAAATGGCTATAGCAGGAAGAGTGGCAATTGTGCCAAAGGGCGATTGGAGCGCAGATGCTACATATAAGAGATTGGATGCAGTGACTTATAACAATACGCTTTATTTCGCAAAAAAGGAAGTTCCAGCAGGAACGGCAACGAGCAATACAGAGTATTGGTCTAAGTCTATCGTGGGCGGTGCTGGTGCAATCGCAACGAAAGAGGATGCCGGGATTGTGAAACCGACAGACGGACTTTCGATTGCAGAAGATGGAACGCTTAAAGTTAACATTGATGGCGCAACGCTTACAATGGATCAGGTCAACAATGTTATTAAGTTGGCTGACACTTTAAAAGAGAAGATCAATGGGGCGTTCCCTGCAGCCAATGTGGTAAACAACCAGGTAACAACGGAAACGGGATATGCACTGGACGCGCGGCAGGCAAATCCGAATCTGGACGGCACGTTGGCCAAGCAGGTAGCTGATTTAAACGGCAGTTTAAGTAAAAAGGTAGATGTGTCAACTGTAAATTGCATAAAAAGCTTTTCGAATCGCGAAATCGAATTGCAGCTTAATGCAGAAGGCAGAACGTTGCTTTTTTATGTTGACACAAATAGTAAAGCTCTTGTAGCTTCTTTTCGTGGAGCAGACGGAATTTGGAAAAATATAGTACTTGGAACTTTTAAATAGCATATTTAATTGGGTTCAGCTTTGGCGAAAGCAATAATACTTTTTTCGGATGGCAAATGCTTGTTTCTGGATTTACTACAGATGTAAAAGTACGCAACTGTGCATGGGCAACTGAATGGTCTGAGTGGAGAACACTTTAATTTGTATTTTTGTTTATTTTTTAAACCAAGGACACCATTCATTTGTTTCTTTTTTGGTTCTTACATATATATTATTTTTGCTATCGATCACACTTATAACGATTTGAGCACTATATATAGAATCAGAGCCAAATGCAATGAGAATTCCCCAACTTGCATCTGGCGAATTTTCTAATTTATCAGTGTTCCCAATCATATGTACTCCAGATGTGTAATAATTTAAATTGCTACCATCTGGGATAAAATCGAAAGTTCCTAAACTGCCGTTTAAACAAAAATACAGAACGAATGTTCACGTAACTCATAAACAATTTTTATCACAGAAAGGAATTAAAAATCATGGATAAAATTATTTTAGCCAACAAAACAGAATTTGAAATTGCCGATGGGGCAAGCCTTGGAAACATCCAGATCAAAGCCGAGAACTTCGAAGCCATTAAAACGATCACGGATGCTTTTACTGCAGACAACCTTGCAGAAGTGACATTTACACATAATGGCGAAACATCCGGCAAGTACACAGATCTGAAATCCGATGGGTTTACATATATGCCGAACGTGGGCGAGGATGGCACAGAAGATGGTACATATACCGTTACTATCAGGCTGCGGACAAAGACGGAAATGGAAAAGGCAATCGATGAATTGAAAGCCGGGCATGAGTCCAATGCCGGAGCAATTCAGGATCTTGCAGATATGGTAGCAGGAGGTGAAGCATAATGGTTAAATTTTACGTGAGACGTATTCTTATAGACAAGAAAATGACGATTGATGAAGTGCCGATGCGTTGGCGCGCAAAAGTGCAAGAAGAGATTGAAAAACAGCTTTCCGCTTCTCTGCAATGACATTTTCTGTCGAAACTTGCGACCGAAAAATGTTGAAATCATGCATATTGCAGTGATACTATGGACTTGTCCGAAAGGACACTTCAAGTTCTGGCATGGGTGGGGTTTGGCATGGCTCCGCCCATAATTGGGGATTGACTATGCCGAACACACGTTCTATAATATCTGTATCGCTACATAGGGCACATGATTGGGGGTTTTGAAGTTGGGAGAAGAGTACTACAAAAATGAAATTATTAAACTCATTGAAAAATGCGACAATACTAGATGGCTTCGAGCCATATACGTATTTGTAAAAGAACTGTTAAAATAAGAAGAAAGCCAAGGGTTTGCGCATTGCCCTTGGCTTATTTTTATTTCTTCTTTGAAATCATATCAACAAAATCTTCTAGTTTATCCCAGCCATCTTTATCTAGCTGCGCTAGCGCAGAAATCAATTTCTTTTTAAAATTTCCGTCTTCTGATTTCATAACATCTGCAAGCATTTTTGAAATTTGCTCATCTTTTGTTTCCGGCATAAACATTTCTCCGTTTCCGGTGCGAAGCCAATCTTCATTAACGTTGCATTTCTCACATACAAGTTTAATAAATGAATCTGATGGATTCCTTCTTCCGGATTCGTAGCTAGCAATGTTTTCTTTTGATATTCCCAAGTAATTTGCAAATGTTTCCTGCGTTTTCCCATCAGGATTGCTTTTTCTTATCTCCTTTAGGCGCTCCTTCATATTAACACCTCCTTTCAACTTGATTATACAAGTCGCAATCGCAAATGTCAACGACAAAAATTGTACAATGTACAAAAATAACTATTGACAAAGATTGTACGGAGTACTATTATAAGAATGTACAAAGTACAAAGAAAGGGGTGATAAAGGGTGGAAGAAAAAAGATACCGTCTTTTAGACGAAGAAGGGAAAGTCGCAATCGTAAAGAAAGACAAGGATAGATATATCGGTCTTGATGAATTAGCGCAGCACATAGCAATGAATATCGTTGATGATTACCAAAGTATTTTGGACGGCGATAAGAAAATTGAAGATACAAACATTGAATTATCTGTCAAAGTTCTTACCGCCATTTTTCCGGTCATTAAAACATGTTAGAAATGTTTTATGTTACGGAATGGGTTTTCTGCCACCTCTACGCTGGATAATTGATTTTCTTCTTTGGGTAGAGATTCTTTGATTTCTTCACGGTATTGGTCGTACTTGGTTTTGAAATCATTGAAAGAATCATTGCATCCACAGATTTTAGCGATAGCGTAGGCAGATACATATTCATTGTTCAAAAATTCACCTCCCTTATTTGATGATAAGGGAATTATACCACAGAAAGGAAGTGAAAGTATGGATAATTTAGTACACATTGGAAATGCAGATATTTCCATCAAAGAGTACAAAGGTAAAAGAGTGGTTACATTCAAGGACATTGACATAGTTCATGAAAGACCAGACGGAACAGCGAAAAGAAATTTTAATACGAACAAAGCACGCTTCGTTGAGGGAGAAGATTACTTCATTGTAAGCGCGGACGAAATTCGTACAAGCCGCATGTTTCCTATATCTGACAAGGATTTTATGAGCAAAGCACTCATTACCGAACAGGGCTATCTGATGTTGGTCAAATCATTCACGGATGATTTGGCATGGGAAGTGCAAAGAAAATTAGTTTCTTCCTATTTTAATGTACATCAAAGTGTCAACGATCAGTTATCTCCGGAATTGCAAGCATTGCAAGGACTTCTTAATCAGATGGTTCAAAAAGAACTTGCTGACAAGGAGAGAGACAGGCAGATTGCCAAGGCACAGGACACAGCACAGAAAGCCATTGAAACAACTGAACATATCAAAGAAGCGGTGAAGCCGGTATTTGATAATTGGAGAAATGAAATCAATGCCAAGTTTAACCGGATTCAGAGAAATGCAGATTGTCAATTCAACGTATTGAGGACTGAAATGTATTCAGAACTTGAACACCGTGCCGGATGTGATTTGAGCAGAAGAATCAGAAACAGGCGCGAGCGCATGGCAGAAAGCGGATGTACGAAAACAGAAATCAGCGCATTGAACAAAATGGACATTATTGAGGATGATAAGAAATTGCGTGAAATCTTTTCAAAAATCGTAGCAGAGTATGAAATCAGATATTGCGCATGAAAGGAAGTGATTGTATGAGCGAAAAAGAAAAGCGCGTTGTTGAAAAACTTCGTGATGCCATTCCGAATATGACAGATTTTCAGAAAGGATATGTTCTTGGAATGGTTGAGAGTTCTGCTTCAAAACATAGTGAGCAGGGCGAGGAAAACGAAACACATAATGGAAAGGAGAATTAAAATGAACAATTTTGAATTTCAGAAAGTTAATTCAAGGGTAATTCGTAGCGGTGACAACTATTTGGCAAAGGTTGACTCTGCGGAAAGTTTTTCAAGCATTTTCGTTGACGAGGAAACAACATATGGGGTTTCTGTAAGAGATGCACAGATACAGACAGGAGATTCGACTTACACACCTGCAATGGCTTTTACATATTCCATGGAAGATGGTTCTGTGCGTTTTATATATGTTGTTGTATGTCCGTTACTCGGAACGTTTGTTTCTGACTGGTACTAAATTATAAAGTGGCAGAAAGGGGCATGAATGAAAAAAGTAATCCAATTCATCATAGGTGCGGTTGCAATGGAATATTCCTTAGTTGCCGCGTGTTATATGGATAGTGAGGGCGCGGTCGGGAATATGGCGGCTATTAAATTTGTAGCCGGGGCAGTAATTGCCGCAATTATGTATTACTGGTCAGAGGTAGACCGAAAGAGAGCCGAACTCGACAAGCGAATTAAGAGAAATCGCAGAATGAGAGAGGATGCATGGTAGGCGTTGTGTATATAAGTGGCACGAGATGTTCCACGAAAGAAAAGCGTATGCTTGCTGAACTTTTGGCAGGGAAACGAAAGAAACAGGATGATAAAGATAATTTTGAAAATGTTCTTGACAGAGAAATGGAAAGGAGAAGCAATGGAGAACAAAATAACACTGATCGGTGATGTTGTATCAGCACCAAGGGAAAGCCATAAATCAAGCGGTAAGATTTTTTATAAATTTTTCATCGGAGTTGAAAGAAGAAGCGGTGTCGCAGATGTAATTCCGGTACTGTTTGATGAAGAGATCAGCGATACAGGAATTAGCGGAAGGGTATACGTCAGTGGGAAGATAATTACCCGGCACGTAAAAACCGGATCCGGAAAAGCCATTCTTACATATGTTATGGCCGATACAATCAAACCCAAAGATGATGTACCTTTGAACGAAGTAAGCCTTGATGGAATTATCGAGGAAAAGCAACTTAGAGAAACACCACTGGGTCGGAAAATTTGTGATGTGAAACTCAAAACTTTAAGAGAGAACGGAAAAGAGGATTTGATTACCTGTATTGCATGGGGAAAGTGCGCAGAGTATACGGACTCACTTGCTTTAGGCGATAAGGTAAGCACATACGGAAGATTGCAGAGCAGGAGATATCAGAAAACGTGTAAAGATGGTCGTGTTGTGGAAAAAGTTACATATGAGTTATCAATAAAAGGAATCGTGGGGGTGTAAAAATGCGAATGATTTTGAAATCGTTACATATAGAGAATTTCAAAGGGGTAAAGGATAAGACATACGAATTTGGCAAGACAACAAGGGTTTCCGGCATGAACCGGAGAGGAAAGACCACAATCGGTTCAGCATGGTACTGGCTGACGTCTGATAAGAACTATGAACTTGTCAGCAATCCAAATATCAGACCGGACAATATAGAAGATTGCATTCCAACCGTTACTGCAGATGTTGATGTAAGTGGAAAAGAAATCACTCTTTCAAAGATGCAGAAGCGAAAAGTTGGAAAGCCGGATAAAAATGGAGTTTCGAAAATTACAATCACAAATACATATGAGATCAATTCTGTGCCTAAGACAGAACGTGATTTTAAGGCATATCTGGAAGAATTAGGGTTTGAGTTTGATAAATTCCTCATTTGTTCGCACCCGAATGTGTTCACTAAGGATTTGTCTTTAAAGAAAAAACAGGATGAAATGAGAAAATCCTTATTCGCTATGGCAAGTGCAAAAACAGATTTAGAGATTGCGCAAATGAATAAAGAAACTGCGGATGTTGCCAAATTGCTTGAATCCTACAAATTTGAAGAGATTGAAGCCATGAACAATGCTTCCAAGAAAAAAGCGGTTGATCAGTTAGACGCTATTCCAAATCAGATCATCGGGCTGGAGAAAGCAAAGGTTGATGTAGATGTGGCAGAGCAGGAGTTGTTAAAAGCCGATTTAGAGAGAAAGATTGAAGCCCTTGAAGATTTAATGGCGAAATCTGATGTGCGGATTGATGAAATGCGCAGCGAAGAAATGCATTGTCAGTTTGAAATGTCAGCTATCGCGCAGACCATGAATAACGAACTTTCAAGTAAGAAACGTGAGATCGAAAATCATAAATACGACCACGAACGGAAGTTGCAGGATGTTCGTTCATCAATCAAAAAAGCGCAGGATTCCATTGAAAGCAATAAGAAATCAATTTCTGAACAGACTCTTAAGAAAGCTGAACTTGCGAAAAGGTACAAAGAGGAAAAGGAAAAGAAGTTTGACGATTCCAAGTGGGTATTTGACGAATCCACAACGGTTTGCTCGTTATGCGGACAAAGATTGCCGGAAGATAAAATAGAGTCTTTAAGAGCCGATTTTTCGCAGAGAAAGGCGGATGCAATCGAAATATTTAATGAAGAACACGCGAAAACACTTGCTATGATTGTTGATGATGGAAATGCGTGTGCTGAAATGATTAAGAAACTGACCGAGAATAACAAGGAATTGGAAAACACAATTAACACCTTGAAACTTAATGAAGCGGAAGAAATTGATATTATCAAAGGATTTGATGAACAGATTTCTAAGATTCCGGATTCCGCTGATTATATGCAGAACGCGGAATATGCCAAGTTAAAGGCTGGACAGGATAAATTGCTTGCTGATATTGCAGAGTTAGAATCCAAGGGCAAAGATAAGGTGGCTGATTACGCAAAAGCAGATAAAGCAAAATTGAAGAGTCAGCTTGACGAAGTGAATAAGATTATCGCACAGTCTGAAAACAATGTTCGCATTGATGAACAGATTGCAGATATGCAACATAAACAGAGCGAGTATGGACAAGCAAAGGCAGATGCCGAGAGGATTCTTTATCAGCTCAAAGAAGTTTCAAAACGAAAGAATAAGTTACTTGTTGAGGAAATCAATCAGCATTTCGGTATTGTACGTTGGAAGTTGTTCGATTTCCAGAAGAACGGAGAATATAAGGAAGTTTGTATTCCTACGGTACTTGATGAAGAAACCGGCATTTATAAGGTATTCGGAGATACGACAAACACTGGCAGGGAAATTGAAGCGAAGATTGATATTTGCAACAGTTTTCAGAAGTTCTTTAATATGTATGTTCCGATTTTCCTTGATGGTGCAGAAAGTATCAATGATGAATATGTACCGGCTGTTGATACACAGTTAATTCTTCTGACAGTATCAGAGGATAAGCAGTTGAAAGTGGAGGGTGTGTAAATGAAAGAAGAATTATTGAAAATAGCATCGGAAAGTTTATCTTCGGATGAAGTAAGTGAAATTGTCAAAGAAAAATTTATGAATGCATTGGCGGGAGCAATCGAAGATGCTTTTCGTTGGGGAGATGCAAAGCATGCCATTGAGGAAAAGGTAAAAGAAGTCATGGTTCCATACATTGAGAGTTATGATTTTTCAGAGTATCTTCCCAAACTTGATTCTGTTTTAACAGAGATTGTTAATTCGGATTTCTGTATTGGAAATAAAAAGATTCTGGAGAATTTTAAAGACCTTATGGTGGAGCCGGAGCAGAAAGAAATCAAACTTACGGATTTGTTCAAGGCATGGATTAAACAATGCGAAAGGGATATTGACACAGAAGATTTAGACATTGATTACGATGATGGCGTTTCTTATCAATCCGTGGAATGTGAAATGCGGTTTGAGCTGGAAGATAAGCCATCATGGAGCAGTGTGCAAAGAGCAGTTATCACATTTGAAAATGAGCATGATGAAAAACTGAATGTTGAAATTCCTGTGTCAAAGCGGATATGGGGCAACGGAAAAGAAGAACCATATACACTTTCTTCCTATAAGGATTTGACGATTTCGTCACTTAGAAACTTGAGTGAATTTGAGGTGCTACTCTTGAGATTATCCAGAGCTGGAACGGCTATCGTTATTGATAAGGAATATGATGACAGTTATATTCAACCGGAAAAAGAACCAGAAGCGGATTTTCACTAAGAAAGCGGGGATATTGAATGTCAAGAATAGGGACAAAAAATAACATCATACAGCCGGATGCACGGTGTATGTCGCGCAAGCGTTGGAAGAGTGCAACTAAGAGAGGATTCTTTGGTTTTGCAGAATCCGGACATTGTTCTCTTCCGTATTGCGAAAAAGACGCGAGGAATAAAGGAAATAGAGGGTTTAGAAGATGAAACAGCAGATTACCGAGGAAATGAAAATCCAGAATGAATGGTACAAAGAAGCGAAAAAACAGACTGTGGAAACACTTCCGGAATTTGTAAGGCATTTAACAGAAGACTATTCGCATGATTATGGAACTATTTGCCACGCAGTTGCGGCAGCAGGAATAGCAGCCATGTACGCGGTTGACAATTCTCCGACAGGTGGAATTACCGGATTTCAAGCAGGATGCATTATGTGGAAGGTTATTAGAGAATGGAACTTTCAGAACAATAAGACAGGGTTGAAAATTCTTGATTATGACAATATTCTTTATCCGCAGTATAAAGCTTCTTTTATATCTATAAGTAGTGAAATTTGGGAATCTGTCAAGAAAGAAGCTCAAAACAAAATTAACCAGAATAACGATAAAGTGGAAAAATGGAAGGTTGCCCATGATAAATGGGTTGTTGATATGGAGAAGTTTAAAGTAGACGTTGTGGAATGGCAGAAACAGCATCCGGAATACCCGACATATGAGGACAATCCAAAATTCTATGAGCATCTTGGCTTTGGAACCGAGAAAGAATGGGATGAAGAAACCGAGAAACAGGAGAGCGGATTTATGTTTGCTCCAACGGAACCATGCAATCCAAGTGCTAGTCCAAATGTTATTACACATTGGCAATCTATTGTTAATGGAAACGTTCCATTTGGTTTGAAAATTGAGGAGGAATGATAAATGCAGTATATCAAAGCGAAATTCCCAAACAGCACAAGAAGCTACGTGTATCGCACCGAGGATAATGTAAAAGCCGGTGACACGGTTGTAAATGCCAAAGGTGCAAAGCTGACTGTTACGGATGAAACCGTGGATATGAAGTGGGTAGAAACCTACGGTGCTGATAAGATGGCGGTTGTGAAGAAATATGAAGAAAGTGAGGGATGTGCATGAAGCTGATTAGCAATGCAAAATTTGGAGAACCGGTGGAAAGCGGAACGATTTTCAGAACTCAAAGCCACGGAATCGACATTTGCATACATAAAATTTGCGGTTGCGGAAATGTGTTGTATCTTAATTGCAGCGAATTGGGAATTGATAACCTACGGCTTAAAAGCGAAAATCTTTTCCGTGGTATGGATGAAGCAAAGGAAATTCTCAAGAAACAATTAGAACTGTTAAATGAGCGGTTCAATAATTTTTATGAGGATAACGATGTTAAGATTTTAAGATATTAAGAAAGCGAGGAATAGAAATGATTAAATCAGATTTTGGAACAATAGAAGTAAATGGAAGAGAGCCGGTTATCATGGCTGAATTTATAACTCTTTTAGCAGCATTAAGGAATGCTCTCGGAGAGGAGAAATACAACCGTGCTTTGCAGAGAGCAAATGATAGTGTGGAGTCCAAGAAAGACACAGAAACATTGAAAAATGAAGAAAAAGAACGCATGGCAGAAGTTATCAAAGCTATTTTTAGTGAAATGGAGGATAAGTAATTATGGCAGAAAACAACAGTTTAGAGGTACAGAAAGTCAACACTGCGGTCAGCCAGTGGACTAATTCAATCACGAATCTTGTTACAAAAGATTTCGAGTTATGCGGTGTGCCGTATGATGATTATTCAAAGCAGTGCGCCATGTCAGCTATGACAAGCATTTATCATCTTGTTAAGGATAGCGATAAAATCAAGGATTTAAACGGACTTGATACATCGAATCTGCGAGAGGTTGTCGGTCAGTGCGCAAGCCTTAAACTCAATGCTAATGCAGTGCCGAGAGAGTGCTATTTCCAGCTTAGAACAAAGAAGTCCGGAGACAACTATGTGCAGGTTGTAGAAATGGGAATTGAGGGAGACGGCAACGATGCATTACTTCGTAACTATGGAGAAAATGTAGATACCGTATATCCTTGTTGGCTTGTTAAAGACGGTGACGAGTTTTCATATCCAAAGCATAAGGGTATCGAAATGACACCGCCGGAATGGGAAGAAATGGGACGATCACAGAAGGTTGTCCGTGTTGTTTATCCTCTGAAATTAAAGGACGGCACATTTCAGTATCTGATCGCAGAGAGAGACGGTGTAAAGGTTAATCTGTTTGCTCATGTGCGCAACAATCTGATGAATGAGACTTTCGGAATTTGTCAGAATCGTTACAAGGCATCAGCCGAGCAGTTGAGCAAAATCAAGGCTAAGAAAGAGGAGATTTTCGATGCTTTGAGAAAATGCGCAACCGTTGATGAAATGTTGGAATGTGAAGTTGCAAAGCCTTATATCAGCGCGGCATGGCTCGACACACCGGAATCAATGATTGTTCGTAAAATGCGTAACAATGCAATCAAGAAGTATCGCAAGGACTTTAACAGTATGGCAAAGCAGTCATTCAATCAGCTTGATGAAACCTATGTGCAGACGCAGGAAGAAATTGCAGAGAACGCCAATTCCGAACCGTTTGTCGTAACTGAATCCGAAGCAACCGAAAGTGCAGCAGTTGAGCCGGAGAAAGTAGCCGGAGAAGTCGTTGAGAATGACGAGAATGTACCGGACTTTATGAAAGATTAGGAGGTTGCCATGAGAGTTATATCACAGGACGGAGCACTTGATATTCCGTATGAGCAAGTAGTTATTCAGAGGTTTAATGGAGAAACCTATTTTTTGAACAAGAACCTTACAGGGATAGATGATCTTGTCAGTGACATTGTTATTGCTAAATACTCCACCGAAGAAAAAGCAAAGAAAGCCATGGAAGAATTGAGATATACCTATATGTGTCACAGCCTTGTAAAGATGGGGCAGACACAGCCAGATGGAATTGACGAAAATATTGACGAAAAACTCACTATGGGTTTGAGCGGAGTATTTCACTTTCCGGCAGAGGAAGAATTGGAGTAGGGTATGGATAATTTAACAAGATACACCGCAGACGATGAAGTACCGAATTGTGGACGATGTGAACACATCAATGATTCTAATGAATGGTGTATGCAAAATTGCGGCGGAGCAAATGGCTGGAGCGGCTATTTGAGATATGGAGAAAGCGAGGTGACAAAAGATTGAAACTTAGAGTTTTGGGCTCAAGCAGTTCCGGAAACTCATACGCCTTGATTTCAGACAGTGGCGAAATCCTTGCCATTGAAGCAGGTGTGAAATTTATGGACTTTAAGAAAATGATTGATTGGAAAATAGCAAATGTTTCCGGATGCATTGTGAGCCACGAACACGGAGACCATGCACGATACATAAAAGATTTCATGAAATCCGGAATTCCGGTTTATACGGCATTTGAAACGCAGACAGCACTTGAAACCATAACCGGAGAACGTACAATAGCCATTCCACCGCGCAGAACACGGCAAATCGGCAGTTTTACGGTAACACCATTCAATGTACCGCATGATACGGAAATCGAGTGTTATGGCTATTTAATCGAGCATGAGGAAATGGGTAAGCTGCTATTCCTAACCGACTTGGAATATTGCAGATATGACTTTTCCAACATGAAGGTTGAGCATATCATGGTTGAAGCCAATTATAGCATGGACTTGGTAGACCGGAATGAACCGAACTATGAACACCGTTTGCGAGGTCATATGAGCCTTTATACGGCACTTAAATTTATTCAGAAGAACGACAACCCAGCTTTACGAAATGTCGTTTTAATACACTTATCGGACACAAGCGGAGATCCCGCGTTATTCCTACAACGAACGAAAAAAACAATTAAATATGGAGCAAATGTTTATGTTGCAGAAAAAGGGCTAGAGGTTGATATGAACCTTTGTCCGTTCTGAAAGGAGAAAGCATGAAAAAAAGGAACAAAGTGCAGAGTTATTAGTGATAGTCATGGTTTTTTTAAAACGGGAGAAATCGTTGTTGCATTAGAAACCGATGATGTGCCATATTGCGCAAAAGAATCGGCATATTCTCCGGAAAAAACACATATCAGTTATGAATCAAGCGAGTACAACCCTTTAAAGGAGAGTGAACTTGAAGTGATTGAAGAATAAATCGGTTGAAACACCGGCTGAAAAGCGAAAGAAACCATTCTAACGCATGGAGAATAATAGTTATCACAAGCTTATTGAAAGCCATGTTTTGGCGGTGCGTTTACCGCACCGCCCTTACAAAAGATTGGAGGTAAAAATTGAAATTATGTGAATACTGTATGGCTGAATTTGAGCCGAAGCGACCAGATCAAAAATACTGTAGACCCAAATGTGCAAGAAGATACGCACAGTTTAAAAATTTTAAAAAGGCTGGAAGAACTGTGTATACAAGAATATGCCCGAAATGTGGCAGGCTGTTTATGACGATAGATGAACGCAAAGTTGATTGCCAAGACTGCATCGGCATTGACATTAAAGAACGATTGAGAAAGCCAAAGAAAAAGGATGATGCAATCAAGGCTGTGAATCATATGGCACGCGCTTCCGGAATGAGCTACGGAAAGTTTGTGGCTCAAATGAGCATGAAGCCATTGGAGAGGAAGTGATTGAGTTGGATTATAAGAAATTTAGACAGGCAAAAGCCATCGAAGCCAAAAACAAGCAGAAATGGCTTGCGTTTAACCCAAAACTGAACGATGAAAGCGGAATTTATATTCTGACGAGACAGGACGAAAATGGGTTTAGATATGCCTATGTGGGACAGGCAAAGCGAATCTTAACCAGATTGTCGCAACACCTTTCTGGGTATCAGCACATAGACCTTAGCTTAAAGTCTCATGGACTGTATTCAGAGGATAATCCGTATGGATGGGGAGTTTGCATTCAACATTGTCCTGTAGACAGACTTAACGAGGAAGAACAACGATGGATTAAGTATTGCGCAGACAAAGGTTATCAGCTTCGGAATAAGACGAGTGGGTCACAAGGCGAGGGTAAAGCTAAGATTGATGATTACCGTCCGGCAAAAGGCTATTATGACGGCATTAAACAGGGCAAAAAGAGTCTTGCCAAGGAATTATCGCATATCGCTGAAAAGCACCTTGAAATCCGCTTGAAGCCGGAGAAACAGGGCAATAAGGTTTCCGAGAAACAGTATGAAAAATTCATAAATTTATTAAAGGCAGGAGAGACAAATGGGCGAGATTAGAGCAAAACTGGTTCGAAAATATGGAAATGATGTTGCATGGTATTTTGACGAGTACGAATTAGAGTGTATTGAATGCGGAGCGCATTATGTGAGCGGTCGCTATAATAGTCGAACTAATCCTTATTGTCCAATTTGCAGGAGAAAACATGAGAGAGAAAGGCAAAAGAAAAGCAAACTTGCAAAAGCTACAGCATTACGAAATCAGATAGTAGATAGCTTTGTTGATGATTTTTGCAATTACATAGACGAAAAATATCATCGCTTTGCAGATGATGAACGTGTGGAAATGCATGAGTTCGCAAATAAGTGGAAACAGGAGAAACAGGAACGATAATTCTCTAAAAACAATATAAGAAGTTTATGACACTGATTCACGCAAAAAGGGGGCACAGAATGAACGTAGGAAATCAAGCCTGCATAGGTCAAATGAGCCTGTTTGACTTATTTCCAACAGAACAGAGCGAGAATTTTAATCCCATTTCTGCATACGCAATGAAAGGTTCTTTATCTCAAGGCGGAAAGCAACGTATCTTTGAATACTTCTTGGCAAACAAGAACAAGAAAGACAGGATCGCATTCTTGAAAGAAGAGTATGGGATTGGTGGTTTTGGGTTTATGACAAACGAACCGTATGTTGTCCACGATGCTAGGCACGATGCCAAGTCACATGAAATCGAGTATAACGGTGGCAATGGTGTAAATTGGAAAATGAGTATTTCGTATGCGCAATTAGAGAATGAAATTGATCGCTTAATTACAGAAGATAAATATTTGGCAAAAGGAGAGTGATTAAATGGCAGAAGTCAAGTGGATTAAGATCACAACAGATGTTTTTGACGATGAAAAGATTCTGCTGATTGAGAGTATGCCGAGTGCGGATAGCATCATTACGATTTGGTTCAAACTTCTTATTCTTGCCGGAAAACAGAATAACAACGGTGTGTTTATGATGAGCAACAAGTTGCCGTTCACGGATGAAATGCTTGCTACCATTTTCCGCAGAGATTTGAACACGGTAAGGCTTGCGCTTAAGACATTTGAAGAATTTGGAATGATTGAAGTCGTTGACAACGTGATAACGATTCCGAATTGGAATAAGCATCAAACACTTGACGCTTATGAGAAGAAAAAGGAACGTGACAGGCTTTATCAGCAAAACCGTAGAAAGAAGCAGAAGAACCTAATTGAGCAAAAATCGCCCGATAAATCGTCTGACGTCGCTGTTTCAGATAAAGAAGAAGAAAAAGAAGAAGATAAAGAGAAAGAAAATATAAAAGAAAATTCGCTGTCGACCGATTCCGGAGATTTGTTTGATTTTGACGATGCATGGAAAAAGACTTTTAGTATATACCCCAAGAAAACAGCGTACAGTACCTCTAAAACGGCTTGGATGGATAAGGTGCTAGAAGTTATCGAAGAGAACCAACCGGACATTGCACGGCTGTTATACAAAGCCACAGAGGCATATTTGAGTGACTATCAAGAAAAGAACCCGGACGATACGGATTTTCGGTACATTCCAAAATATGTTGATTGGCTGAAAAATGATTGCGACTATTGGTTGCAGATCGCAGAGAAACGAGGTGATTGCAGTTGACAGAAGCAGAATTTGGAGTGATCGGGTGCGTACTGATTGACAATGATGTGCTAAATAGCATCTGGCGGACGCTGAAACCGGAAATGTTTAGTTCGGATTTCGCGCAGGACACATACAAGGAAATGCTTGCAATGTATGACCGGAATGAAAGCATTGACCCAATGTCTTTATCAATGGCACTCGAGAATCACAAATACACGCAGGAACAGATTAGCGAATTGATGAAATCCTGCATTACCGGAACAATCACTTCAACCATGGTTAAAAGTTATGCCGATGCGGTTGCGAAAGAATACAAAGTAAGAACGGTTCGTGACATGTATCAGAAATCCAGCTTAAAGCCGTGCGACATTGATGATACAATCAGCGATCTTCTTACAAGACTTGAACATTTGCAAGAGGGCAAGGAAGTAAAGTTAAAGCCAATTAAGCAGATTTCAGTTGAGAATAAAGACAAATATTTCAACGAAAGTGTCGGAGAGGGCGGTATAAAAATCGGGTTATCGCAACTTGATGATGCGCTTGGAGACCTTGAACGCGGTGATGTAACAGTAATTGCTGCAAGACCGGCAGTCGGAAAATCCGCACTCACAACGCAGATTATCGGGAATATGGCAAAAAAGGGACTTAAAGTCGCATATTTCAACTTGGAGATGAGTGATAAACAGGTATATGAACGATTTATTTCAAGACTTGCGGAAATCGGCTTAACGAGAATCAGAAGGGCAAAAGCGTTTCTCGGTGATGAACAGGAAAAATTTAACCAAGCAAATGAAGAAATGAGTAATTATCAATTATGGGTTGCGTCCGGCACTGTATCTCCAAGAGAGATAAAGTCAGAATGTAGACACCAAAATTTTGATGTTATCGTTGTTGACTATCTACAATTGCTTATGCCGGATAACAGATATTCTGGAAGAAATGAAGAAGTAGCATCAATTTCAAGAGGTTTAAAATCGGTTGCAAGAGACTTAAATACACATGTGATAGCACTTTCACAGATAACAAGAGCTTCCGAAAGCAGAGACACAAAAGAGCCTACCATGGCAGAATTGAGGGAGTCCGGGGCAATCGAACAGGATGCGTCAAACATAATTATGCTGTGGAATCTGTCAGACAATGACAAGGGAGCCAAGGGTGTAAAAATCGAGAAGAACAGACAGGGAATGACGATGCGTGAAGCAATGGAGTTTGACGGAGATCACATGAAGTTTGTTGAAATCGAAAAACCACTTGATGATGTCGTTGCGGAAATCAAAAAGAAAGAACGCGGGGACGGATTCAAGCCATACAATGGCGATTGTCCGTTTTAGAGGTAGTAGTTATGGCAAGTGCAAAGATCGAAAAGGGTTCGGAAGAATGGCAAGTATTTATGGATTATTGGCAATTCATTCAGAAATACTATTCACCGGACAACACTGATTCTTGGCGGGATGAAGTTGTAAAAGCCGGAGAATCATTGATAAACAAATACAAAGGCATGGAGATTCAAGAGTGTGCAAGACAGCTTGTATTGAGCCATTTTGCATGGTTGGAAATCACATACAGAAAGGAGAAATCAAAGAAATGAGCAATGCGTTGAGACGGAATAAAAAGCCAACATTTTACACAAAACAGGAAATGCGGATTATCGGGCGAAATGATTTTGAAAAGAGAAATGCTGATAAGGTTATAGCAAAATCATACAAAGATTTTGTCGTGATTGGGTACATAATTCTGCATGACAAATTCGGTTTCGGACAGGCAAGAATCATCCGGTTGCAGGATTTTTTGAAATTCTACCTAGATGAAGCAGCATCCGGTGGAAATACCGGAAAGGACTTGTCTGTTTATCTGAAAAGTAAATACGGAATCGACATCAAAGAGGAAGTCGGAAAAATTCCGCAAAGACAGTTAATGAACATGTATGCAAAGAAAGGTTTCTGTATCGAGCGTGAAGCATACAGGCTTTCCAGCGCATCGTTGTTTAACTATTTTGCACTGACACTTACGATTCTAAAAAAGGAGTTTAAGATAACAGCGAAACAGTTGCAGTATTTCACGGACAAATTTATTGACTACATCGACACATTGGCTAATTACAAGCAGTTCCAGTTGACGGTGCCGATGATAGCACAGAGTTTGGCGGATGAGATTAAGTTTGTATGCGATTTGGAGGTTTAATATGACGAATAAAGAAAAATATAGGAATGAGATCATAGAACTTGCGGTAAACACAGGAAAGTTAGTATTAAAAAATGGAGAGCCTGCACTTTGCAGAGAAACTAAATGTGAAGAGTGTGATTTTTATGAATCAGATTCGTGCAAAGGAAGTACGTATAATTTTCGCGAATTGCTTAATTCGGAGTATGTTGAGCCGCCTGTTGATTGGACTAAAGTTCCGGTCGATACGCCGATTTTGGTAAGAGATAGCGAAGAAGATGCGTGGAGAAAAAGACATTTTGCAAAAATCAAAAACGGAACGGTGTTTGCATGGCGCGGTAGTGCAACATCTTGGAGTGCGCGTGGAAGTAGCGATATAAGAGCTTGGAAAATGGCAAAGTTGGCAGAAAGTGAGGAATAGGATGGAGAGATTAACAGAAAGCAATCCATCATGGATAGATGATGAATTATGGGAAAGGGCTTGCGAGCCAGACTGTGAAGAAATAGACGCAGTATATCGAAAACTCAAAGATTATGAGGACTTAGAGGAACAGGGCAGACTTATCAAGTTGCCTTGCAAGGTGGGAGATACAGTATATGCAATTGGATTTAATAATAATAAACCAATTATTTATGAATCGGTTGTATTAAGCATACTGATTACTGAAAAAGAAATTGCTTTCAATGTAAAAGTTGATGAATTTGGAATCAATTCGAAGTTAAAACAATCTATGTTTGATAAAACAGTATTCCTCGCAAAATCCGCAGCAGAAGCAAAACTGAAAGAATTGAGAGGTGAAGAAAATGAAAGTAGTAATTGACATACCTAACGATTTCACAGGAGATTATATTGTTGACAAATTCAAAGATTTCTTTTCAAGGGTCATTGCGGATATTGATTGTAAAGGTATGTGTGGCAGATATGAGAAAGAAATTGCTGAAATGTTTTTAAAAGCATTTGATGATAGCGAAGAAAAGATTCCTTGTAAATGTCAGTACAACAGCAATTCAATAGATAATGAGCCTTGTTGCAAATGTAATAGAAAAGTTTCAGAAAACAATGATACAAAAAACAAAGTTACATCTCTTGAAATTATCGTAAGGATGATAGACAACAAGCCATATTACGAAATCAAGTACAAAAAAGTCGGAGAAGATTATTACCATGTAGGTTACAGTTCATTCAATATTGATAATGTATTGAAATGGCGTGATGAGTGTTTTGAACTTGTTGATGTGAAAGTGACCAATGCAGACAGGATAAGGAATATGTCGGATGAAGAAATGGCGGAACGTATCGCAAGCAGTCCGAACTTTAATTGTGCTGATTATTGCGATAGCTTTACACAGGGATGTACTTTTAACTGCGGTAAGAAAGGCAGAGAAATAGCATTAAAATGGCTTCAATCGGAAGCGGAATAGGAGAGAGTATGGAAGATATATATTTATTCAAAGCCAAAAGGCTTGATAATGGAGAATGGGTGCAAGGTAATCTTATTCAAAGCTGTGATGCAACAGATGGATGGGAATCAATTATAATTCCTGTCAAGAATAGTAATATGTTTACAAAACATATTGGACATGGTTACGGAAACCTTGGATTTGAAAATTGGTACAGAGTTAACCCATCCGCCATCTGCCGATGCACAGGACTTAAGGATAAGAACGGCAGACTGATTTGGGAGAATGATATTGTAAAAATAAATAATAGCAAGGCAAATACGGTTATAACATTTAGAGATCTTGAAATTATATGTACAATTCCTAACGAAAAATATTATAAGCATAGGCTTGAATATGATACTGAATATGAAGTTGCCGGAAACGTATTTGACAATCCGGAATTGTTGGAAAGCGAGGGATAATATGACGGAGAGTGAAGCAATTAAGATATTGAAGAAAGACAGTTGTTATGAATGCTCACAAGGCACAGACAGCCCGCTTAATTGTGAATATGTGGAATGCAGAGTTGCGAAAGCTACTAGAGTAGCAATTAAGGCACTGGAAGAGGTTCAGAAGTACCGCGCAATCGGCACGCCGGAAGAATGTCGGGCGGCGATGGAGAAACAGGCGGAAAAGAAAGTGTTGCACAATGAAAAAGCGAAGAGATATTTTTGCCCGACATGTGAAAGAAAATGCAATTATATGCACAGCTTATATTGCTCTGGATGCGGTCAAAAATTAGATTGGAGTGATGAAGAATGATGTTTCAATCGTACATAAATTTCTTTCTGCTAATACTTATAGCCATTAGACTAGATATTCTAACAAAATTTGGAGTTAATCTTTTTTGCGTTCTGTCAGTTATAGCAATGATTGGACATGAGATTTTTGATTATTTGAAGAAAGGAGATAAAAACGATGGGACTGATTGATGCAAATGCACTAAAAGAATATTGCATGCGTGCAAGTAAATCTGATGATGATTTTAGGAGAGTAAGTTTGGCAACATTGGCGAGCGTGATAGATGCACAGCCGATTGCCTACGATGTAGACAAGGTTGTGCAGCAGTTGGAAAAGCTGAAAAGCCTTGTACCAGTAAATAGGGTACTTGATGATATCGTAAATGAAAAACCAAAGGAATTAGGAATGCTTATGGCATATAGAAAAGCAATCGAGATTGTGAAAGGCGGTGGAGTAGATGCGAAAACCGATTTCTAAATCCGTAAGGAAACAGGTGTATGCGAAATACAATGGGCATTGTGCTTATTGTGGCTGTGAAATACCGGAGAAAGGTTTTAACGTAGACCATTTACATTGCCTTAGAAATTATGAATACACAGAAATAGACGTGCATGATATCAAAAATCTTACGCCGTCCTGTGGTTCGTGCAATCGGTATAAGTCAACGATGGACTTAGAGGACTTTAGAAAAGAGCTGCAAAAAATACCAGACCGGCTGAAAAGAGATGTGTGTACATACAATATAGCCTTGCGGTATGGCATGGTAAAGGAAAATAGAGAACCTATAAAGTTCTATTTTGAAATGGTAGGTGGCGGAGATGGCAATTAAGCCGATTTTATTTAACACAGAGATGGTTCGGGCGATTCTGGACGGACGGAAGACTTGCACCAGACGTGTGATAAAGCCACAACCAAAATCAGGGCTATGTTATACATATGGAGGTAGCCACAAGGATTGTATAGGAAAATGGACATATCCAAACAGGGGAGCACACAAACTTTGGGGCGAAGAATATAAGCTTCCGGAAAATATAAAGGATGAGGAATTAAGCAAACGATGGAATCCGCCATATCACACGGACGATACCCTGTATGTAAGAGAAACATGGAAAAAGGCTCCGAATGGATACTATTACTACGAAGATTGGCAAAGAGGTGGTATTGCAGATCTTACGAAGTGGAAACCATCCATCCATATGCCGAAAGAAGCCGCACGGATCTGGCTTAATGTTACGAATGTGAGAGTAGAGCGGCTGCAGCAGATTACGGAAGTCGGCATACGGGAAGAAGGAATTGAGGTAAATCCGAATGAATGCGCTGGTAAATTTGATTTCATCTCTGAATTATTTCTCTTATTTCAGAAACTGTGGGATTCCACCATCAAAAAATCTGACTTGACGCGCTATGGCTGGGATGCGAATCCTTGGGTGTGGGTGATCGAATTTGAGCGGTGCGAGAAGCCGGAAGGAGTGTAAGGTATGAGTAAGAGCAGAGCTAGTAAAATGAACGGCTATCGTAGCATGGTAAGCCGTCAGAAAAATGATGTTTTTAAGTTTAAGCCTAAGAAGAAAAAGAAAGGGTGATTCAGAATGAAGATTTTAAGCAAGAAGAAATACAATAAACTCATTGAAGATTTTGAGGAATCGCAGAAAAAGGTCGAGGAACTCAAAAGGATAAACGAGAGTATCGGGAAAAAGCTGGAAGATAAAAAGACAAGTTGCAAGGCAAATGTTGGAAAAGATTTTTGTAATGTTTGCAAAAATTCTTACAGTTATAAGAACTATAATGGGCTTATTCCCATTAACTGTGTAGGTTGCTTGCTTGCTGTGCCTTGTGAGGATTTTAAGAGAAAAGAAAGTAGGTGATTCAAAGTGGGTAACAATGCAGAGATAGTAATAGCACAGGCTTTAATGATGAGAATTAAAGATTATGCAGAAAGAGCCTTGGATAAAAAAGATGTAACACTTGATATGGCTATGGTTGAAATACGTGATACAGTTGACGCTTATGACGAGTATTTTCAGACAGGCAGAAAGCCACAGTAACTAACTAAAAATCAAAGAAAGGAATAGGTTGTGCGCACATAAAACCGAGGTTTCCTTTTGGTAGATTTAGAATGAAAGTACATTGTTTATTTGAACAGTCAGGAACATTCAAGAACGCTTTCAAGAAGTATGGAATTGAAGCCTACGACTATGATATTCAGAATGAATTTGGCGAAACAGACTATGTTACTGATCTTTTTAAAGAGATTGAGGGGGGGGGTATCAAGGTAAACCGAGTTTATTCGATAGGATAAGTCCAGAGGATTTGATATTTGCATTTTTCCCTTGCACTTATTTTGAATGTCAAAGTCAATTATGGTTTTCTGGTAATAATTATTCACAAAGAAATTGGAGTTTGGAAAAGAAATGCGAAAGTGCAATAGAAAGGCACGATGCATTGAATGAATTTTACGGATTACTTAATAAATTAGTCATAAATTGTATAAGGCGAAAAATAAGATTAGTTATAGAAAATCCGTATAATCAACCACATTATCTTACATCGTATTGGTGCTTAAAGCCTGACCTAATAGACAAAGATAGAACACAAAATGGAGATTACTATAAAAAGCCGACACAATATTGGTTTGTGAATTTTAAATCAAAAAACAATCTCGTATTTGAAACTATTGATTATGTAAAAACGAAAATAATAGCAAAAAGTAGGGTAAATGACGATGGACTATCAGTTAAAACACAAAGGTCAATGATACACCCACAGTATGCAGATAGATTTATCAGGCAATATATTCTTGATGAAGAAATATGGAGAAATCAATAGTTATCAGATTTCAAACATTAAAAAATTAAATATCAACCAATAAAATAAGGAGAAATGGCTTATGAAATTTACAAAATTCATTAAGCCAGAACTTGAACAAATCAAAGAAAATGCCAATTTCACGGAAGAAGAGGAGAGGATTTTCTCTCTTCTCTGCCGTGGTTTTTCACAAAAGCAAATATCCACAAAAGAAAACCTATCACTAAGAACGATAGAGTACAGAGTGAGAGATATAAAAGATAAAATAGAAAGAACGGGGGTATTTGATTGGATGAAAAAGAACTGTTGAAATATGCCGTTGAAAATGGTATTCTCGACATAGCACTTGTGCAAGAACAAGTTGAAATGAACAAAAGAGAAAAGATACTAAAGAAACACCCATATGATATATGGGAAGGGAAAGATGGGTATTGGAGAACCTATATTCCATGCAAGGAGAAAGGGAGAAAGCTACTTAAGAAAAAAGATAGGGTCGATATTGAAAATGAGGTTATCGATTATTTACAGATTCAAGAAGAAAATCCAACCATTGATGAAGTGTTTGAAGAGTGGAACGACAGGCGGTTGGCACTGAACAAGATTGGAAATGCAACGCACCAAAGGAATCGCAACTTTTATCAAAGGCACTTTAAACAAATGGGTAAAAGGCACATAAAATCAATATCGGAAGATGAATGGGGAGATTTCCTAGAAGAACAGATTCCGAAGTTTAACTTGACGGCAAAGGCGTTTTCCGGACTAAAAGGGATAACCAAAGGGTTTCTGAAACGAGCCAAAAAGCGGAAGTTGATTGATTTTAATGTTGAAGAATTGTTTGAGGAGCTTGATACATCTGATTCCGATTTCAAACGAACGATCAAGGAAGATTACGAAGAGGTTTTTGACGAGAATGAAACTGATATTATGATTAAATATTTGGAATGCAACCTTGATTTATCAAACATAGCAATACTTCTAATGTTCGTGACCGGAATGAGAATCGGAGAGGTTGTGTGCCTAAAACATGATGATTTTGACGGTAATACGGTCAAGGTTCGGCGAACCGAAACAAGGTATCGTGGAGAGGATGATACAAAATATACGGTTGCGATAAAGGATTTTCCAAAGACGAGAGCTGGGGCGAGAACAATTATCATCCCAAAGGACTACGAGTGGTTGTGTGATAGGATCAGAAAAACGAATCCATTTGAAGAATTTGTGTTCATTAAAGAAAATGGAGAGCGCTTAAATGCGAATTGTGTAAGAATGCGATTACAGAGATTGTGCGATAAGTTAGGAATCTATCGAAAGTCTCCGCATAAGATCCGAAAGACATACGGAACCATCCTTCTTGACAACAATATTGACGAGCGGTTGATCCTTGGTCAGATGGGGCACGCAAGCCTAGGAACTACAGAGGAACATTACCACAGAAACCGCAGATCTATCGAGAAAAAGTCAGATATTTTAAGTAGTATACCAGACTTCAAAGCACGAACAAGTTAGTCGTTTGATTACTATTTTGAAAAAAGTAATCAAAAGTAATCAAAGTAAAAACGCTACAAACCGCATAAACACTGAAAAGTTGATGCTTTGTGCAAGGGTTCGAGTCCCCTTATTGGCTTCGTTTCAGACACGTTTTGTATCGGGTATCCGATACAAAACGTGTCTTTTTTACTTTAAAAAGTGCTTGTTTCTTAGGCATGAAATTGGTATAATGGGCGCAGACAAAGAAAATAAGAATAAAGGTTGAGGTAAAAAATGGACAAGAACAAAAAGACGTTTCAGGTACCGACATTACTGGCCTTTGCAGCAATTGTTGCAATTATGGTGATTGTAGGGGTGAGAGTCCTTAACGTTCCGGTAGTTCCTATGTGTCTGCTTGTTATCATTGAGGCAGTTATTGCAGTGATGCTGCATCATGCGGAACTCTGGGTGCATGGACTTCTTATTCTGGCAGAACTTTGTGCCGGTGTTGCCGGGAAAAAAACAGTATTGATTATTTTATGTGCAGTTGTTTACATTGCAGCGACGTTTGCACTGCAGATGTTAGATAAAGGAGAAACACACAATGGACAGTAGTGACAGTAGTTATTACAGCAGGCAACAGCTGGATGAGCTGTTTTTACAGATGATCGCCTTTTTTTCCGGAGATCCGAAACGGATTCAGCATTTCATGAAAGTGCATAGTTTCGCAAGAATCATCGGAACAAAAGAAGGGCTTGACGAGACATCCCTTTTTATATTGGAAGCAGCCGCTTATACCCATGACATTGGAATCCGTCCGGCAGAAGAAAAGTATGGACGGTGTGACGGAAAGCTGCAGGAGCAGGAAGGACCGATTGTGGCACAGAGAATGCTTTCCGATGTGGGAATTGAAAATTATCTGATCGACCGTATCTGCTATCTGATCGGACATCATCATACATATGATAATATCGAAGGACTGGATTATCAGATTCTGGTGGAGGCAGATTTTCTGGTCAATTTATATGAAGATGACATCAATCGTCACGGAATTGAACAGGCATATCAGCAAATTTTCCGGACGCAGACCGGAAAAGAAATTTTTAATCAGATGTATACAGATGAAAG